ATGAAATAATCAATAAAAAAAAAAAAAAAAGAAACAAAATTAAAAACAAAATATATGAATATAATAGATGAATATAAAATAAAATTATCACCAAATAATGAAAAAAATAAAAAATATATAGATAATTTATATTTAATAGAAATAAGAAATAATTTAAATAATAGAGTAGATGAAGAAAAATTAGATTTAGTAAAAAAAATAGTATATGAATGTTTGAATTCAGATAGAATGAATGATTATGGTAATTGGATTCAATTAGGATTTATTTTAAGAAATATAGATGAAAGATTATTAGATTTATGGGATGATTTTTCAAAAAATAGTGATAAATATAAAGTAAATACATGTCAAAAAAAATGGAATACAATGAAAGATGATAGATTAGGATTAGGAACATTAATATATTGGGCAAAAATTGATAATCCTGAAAAATATGAAGAATTATTAAATAAATCTTTAATAAAATATGCTGATAAATCAATAGAAAATCCAACACATTATGATGTAGCAAATTTAGTATATAAAAAATATGGAGATGAATTAAAATTAGTAAAAGGAAATAATTGGTATATTTATGATAGAAATTTACATAAATATACAACAATGATAGATGGATTAGATTTATCAGCAAGATTAAGTACAGATATTCATGAAATATTATTATCAAGATCAAAAGAATGGGCAGATAAAGCAATGAAATATGATTTAGATGCTCCAGAAAGAGCATCATTAACAACTAAATGTGATAAAGCTCAATCATTAATGAAAAATTGTAGAATGACAAGTTTTAAAGATAATGTAATAAAAGAATGTAAACATTTCTTTTTACATAAATATTTTGATGATGAACTAAATGAAATACCATATTTAATTGGATTTATAAATGGAGTATATGATATTAAAAAAGGTATTGAATATAAAGATGATATTACAGATATGGGATTTAGAGAAGGTAGTCCTGAAGATTATTTAAGTTTTTGTTGTAATCAAATTTATAGAAAATATGATAAAAATGATCCAGTTGCAATAGAAATTAATGATTTTTTAAAAAAAGTTATACCAAATGATAAAATTAGAAAATATCTAATTATACAATTAGCATTAGCATTAGATGGATCTTTTAGACAAGAAAAATTTTTTATATTAGCCGGAAAACAAGGTAGTGGTAGTAATGGAAAAAGCACATTAATAAATTTAATTGAAAAATCTTTTGGTGATTATTTTACTCCATTAAATGTTTCATATATTACACAAAAAAGAGCTACTTCTAATAGTGCAAATCCTGAAATTATTAAAACAAAAGGAACCAGATTTGTTTGTATGTCAGAACCTAATGATGGAGATAAATTAAATGTTGGAAAACTTAAAGAAATGACTGGTGGAGATTCATTATCATGTAGAGGTTTATATAAAGATCAAGTAGAATTTAAACCACAATTTACTGTCTTTCTTACTTGTAATTATGTTCCTGAAGTTACATCCAATGATGAAGGCACTTGGCGAAGAATTAAATTAATTGAATTTGTTTCTAAATTTTCAGAAACTCCAGATTATTCTAAACCAAATGAATATTTAGCTGATAGACATTTACCTGAAAAAATTAGTTCTTCAGAATGGACATCTACATTTATTTCTATGTTAATTCATATTAGAATCAATATACCTAATATTAATAATATTGAAGAACCTAAAGAAATTACAGAAGCTACTAAAAGATATGCAAGAGAACAAGATTTAGTTGCACAATTTATTAATGATAGAATTATTAAAGATTTTAATATTAAAGAATTTTTATCAATACAAACCATTTATGGAGAATATAAATTATGGTTTAAATCTAATACTGCTAATAATAAAGCACCGCTTTCCAGATCTAATTTTGAAACACAATTATCAAGAAATGATTTCTTTGAAGAAAAAAATAAAGTTAATAAAAAAACAGGGAATTGTTGGAGATATTTAAAAATTGTTATTGAAGAAGATAATAATGATGAAGATACAGAAATTATATAAAAAAAATGAATTATATTTATAAATATACTAATAAAATGGATAATATTAATACTATTTTTTATAACTTAAAAGATCTATTAATTGATAGAAATGATGATATTACTAACTTTTTAACTCAAATTGATACTACTACATATAAAGATTTTTTATCAACTGATTTAAATAAATTAACTTTTTATACTAATAATACTTGTATTATATTTTTATTAAATAATGAAGTCAAAAAATTATTAATTAGTGATATCAAAATCAAAAATGATAGCACAAAAATTGATAATTCTGAAAAAAAACCTAATCTTATTTATACTAAATATAAAGAATTTATTGAAAATCATAATAATATTGTTAATTATATCATTATTTTTAATAATTTAACATCCAGTGATAAAAAAATTATTAATTCATTTGATAAAGCTATTCAACATCTTAAAGGTGGATTATCTATTTTTTTAGATAACGATTTATATTTTAATCCTACTAAACATCATTTAGTTGATAAACATCGTAAATTAAATCAAACTGAAATTATTGATATTATGACTAAATATAATGTCACTATTAAAAGTAAATTTCCTGCTATATTAAAAACTGATCCTATATCCAGATGGTTAGGACTTAAATCTGGAGATATTGTTGAAATTGATAGATATAATCCAAATTGTGGATTATATAAATATTATCGAGCATGTATTTAAAACTTTAAATTATTAATTATATTATGACTATTGAACTAATCGAATCTTTAATTAAAGATAATACAGAATTTAATAAATTGTTCTCTAATTTTACTACTTCACATAATATTATTTATATACTTAAATTAGAAAATAATAAATATTATGTTGGTAAAACTAAAAATATTTTAATTAGATATAAACAACATACTTATGGTAATGGTTCATTTTGGACTAAAAAATATAAACCAATCAATATTGATAAATTAATTTATGATTGTGATGATTTTGATGAAGATAAATATGTTAAAATTTATATGTCTATTTATGGTATTGATAATGTTAGAGGAGGCACTTATATTCAAGAAAAACTTTCTAAAAATACTCAAAAATTTATTATTAGTGAAATTAGAATGGCTGAAAATAAATGCCTTTTATGTGGATCTACCGATCATTTTGCAAAAACATGTATATATAAACATAATTTTTTTATTCGATTCTTTTTATATATTATTAATTTTATTAATATTAATAAATATAAAAGTAATAACTATGTCAACAAAAAAAATACTAAATTTCGACGAAATAAAATTTAATTATTTTGATACAGATACAGAAATAAACAATATAGAAAAACCTATTATTTTTGGATGGATTTCAACAACTGGTGATCCATTTGTTAATGATTTATTAAAAATTGATCCTACTTATACAACTCCTGAAAATGAATTTAACATTACAAATTTTAAAAATAATATTTTTGATAGTTTTTATCATACAATCGATGCAAACGGAGATGATGATGTTGTATTAAAATCTATTCTTGACTCAGCTATTTTATCTGCGAGTGATCCACAAACAGATGCTGACAAAATAAGTATAACAAATGCTGAAAATGCACATGCAGAGGCTACAGGTTTTTATACTGAAAAAAATTCCTCATTTATTTTAAATAAATTAGATTTTTCAAATACATCCTCTCAACCTACTCTTACAACTCCAACTCCAACTGCAAACAATATAGATTTTTATCATTGTGAGGAAATTAATACTTTATTAGAAGAATCTAATTTAAAAAATAAAATTAATAATATTTGTTATTTATATCAAATATACAAAAAATTTTATGATTCAATAGATAAAGATGATTTTACATTACATTTTAATAATACTGCTTCAATAAAGTTGTATAAATATACAGATATTAGTGTTGGATCAATATCATTAACAGACATAACATTACCAGCATCAGTAACTTATAACAATAATTTTAAAGATAAACTAATTGTAGATATTGATAGTGATAATATATTATTAAAATGTCATATTGATTTTTTAAATGATTTAATTGAAACAAAAAAAGATGATCCAGAAAATTTGAAAAAAAGAATTTTTTTATATTATAATATTATCAAAATATTATTTCAAGTTTATATTACCGATTTATTTTATCAATTTAATGAAGCAATTGAACATAAATTTACTAATGGGGGTGACACTTTTATTGATAAAACATATATAGGAGTAGTAAATTCGTTTGAAAAAGATGATAATGGAGGTTATTTTACTACTGAAACTATTAAAACCGAAATTATAAATTATATAAATAATCATTTTAATATTAATTTTATTCAAAAATGTAAAAATGAATTATTAATTAAAAATAAAGAAAAAAATCTATTTATATATGGAATTAAATCATTAGATATTGAACCAATTTTTACAAAAAAATCAAGTTGTATTTTTGAAACAAGAAGTGATCATATTTTGAAATATGTAGAAAATAATACTATAGATAAAGAAAAATTTGTAATTATAGACATAGATACTAAAAATATTCATAACTTAAAAAATGATATTACAATTACAAAAACTCATAATAAATATGAAATTAATTTAACTGGCCATTCAGATATATGTAGCTTAAATAGTATTAAAGTAATATCAAAGAATAGTTATGCTGAAAAGTTAAAATATGATAATTTAAATTTAGAATTAACAGATTTAAATAAAAAATATTTTGAAAAATCAGATGTTTTAGATGATAAACAATCAAAAAATATATCATTAAATGATAATTATAAATATATAAATTTATTTTATTATTTAACTTTTATTATTATTATATTTATTGTTGGATCATTATTAAATCAAAGTGATATTAATAAAATAATATTATATTTAATTATAACGATAATTATATATTCTTTATTTAATGTATATACAGAAACAAGAGAATATTTTGATACTGAAGGAGATATTGCAGATGGAATTAATACAGAAATAATTTTATATGTTAATAGTTTATTTTTAATTGCAGATTCAAAAATAGAATTATATTATTTATATAAAAAATTATCAGAAAATACAGAAAAAGAATTAAGTTTAAAAATATTACAGGATAAATATATTGATCATAATATTATAAATGAAGAAGAAAATATTAATAGTTCTTGGATAAATTATTATAGAAAAATAATGTTTATTCATACATTATTTTTGATGGTATTAGTAATTATAATATTTCATTTATTAAATTCAATATTTAGTGGTGTTACATATATATTATTATTAATTTCTATTATTGCCTTTATGGTTATATTATTTTTATATTTTTCAAAAATAAATAGTATAGTTAGAACAAATTCTAAACATAAATATTGGAGTAATATGAAAATATAATATAATATAACTAATAAAAATAATGAGTATAACATTAGATAACTTATTATATAAATTTGATAATTTTAAAGGTAATGTAAAAGAAATTATTAAAAATAAAACAACAAATGTAGAATCATCTGTACATAATTTTGATAATTTTATTCAAGGACCACAAGCAGTTAATGCTGATTATTTAGCTAATATTTTTACAAGTGAAACTAATAATTTTATAACAAATTTAGGATATAACGATAATTCCGGATATGGATCAACAAATGATGTAAAAAAAGAATGTCAAAATTCACAAAATAAAAAATTAGATACTTTTTCATCACCTATATTTGATCCAGATTATCACGATGGTTCTACAGTAATTCTTAATTATACTGATTTAACAAATATTAGATATGATAAAGATAATAATTTATTATATTTAAAAGAATCCCCAATTCAATATGATTTAAGCAAAAATATAGCATCAAATCTAAAAATATATAAAAAACATATTTGTTTATATTTATTATTAAAACATTATTATTCTAATAAATTAGAAGATGACGATGAAATTGTTATAACAAAATATAATGACAAATCAATTTTTCCGAATGATAAAGATACTCCAGATAGTGATATTGATGCATATCTTAATTTATTTAAAAATGCATTAAAAGAAAACCCTTCCGATCCATCAAGCAAAAATTTAAAAAATAGAAATGATTATATAGTAATATTATATCATTATTATAATGTATTTATAACTTTAATTAATTATAAAATAATTTATGAATTTATAATTACAAATTGTAATATTCATCATTTACTAAATGGTAATAGTTTTAAAAATGAATATATCAATTATTGTGATTGGGAAAATTTAATAATTAAAGAAGAAGCTAATAAATGTGAAAATGTTGATTCTCCAACTACTGTTAACTGTAAAGTTAATTTTGCATTATATAATGCAGATATTATGAATGCTGATTTAGGAACTCATTTAACAGTATTAACTTTCACTGATACAGAGTTAATAGATCAATTTAATAATAAGTACAGTGAAAGCCCTTTTACTGATGTATTAGAAACTAATACTGATAATGGCGATTATAAATTAAAAAGTAGTAAAAATCAATTATATTTACAAGACGTTGATAGTAGTTCTGCTACATTTTCAATAAAATCTGAATTTATTGAAAATAGTAAATGTAAAGATTTTGATACATTATATATTGGAACAAATGATCATCAACATGATAATTTTTATAGTTCTTTAAAAAGAGGTTTATCGAGAAAATTACATGAAGATTTTCAAGAAAATTTAAATGAAATGAATTTAACAAAAAATATAGTAAATTTAAAGGATAAAGAAAGCAATGATTATAATAGTATAAAAGAAACAATAAAGAATAAAGAAGATAAAATTAAAAAAACAGATAAAGATATAAAAGAAAATAATAAATTGTTAAACAGTTTTAATAATAAAGATAAAAGATTAATATATACATATTATATAACAATAATAATATGTTTTATAATATTATTAAGTTTAATTAAAATCAATGATAACAATATGATATTATCAATAATAATATTTTTATTAATAATTTATTATATATTAATTTCTTATTTAAATAATGTAAATACAAAAGAAAATTTTGTTGATGAAGAAGATGATCCAACAACTGATGAAGAAGATGATCCAACAACTGATGAAGAAGATGATCCAACAACTTGGTCAGAACATATTGATAGTAAAAAAAAAGAATATTTATTAAAAACATTATATGATGAATTAAAAGAAATAAGAGAAAATAATTTATCATTAATAAATAATATTATAGACGTAACAGAATTTAAAATAAGACATGAAACATCGTTAAATGAAATAATTGATTATACAAAATATATTAAAGATAAAGATAATAGATATAAAAATACATTATTATTATCATTAAATAATTTATATAATTTAAATGATAATTTAAATAGTAAAGGTTATGATTTAAAAATAAAAGAGATAAATATAAATTTTATGATATTATTATTATTATTAATAATATTAATATTATTTTTAATAAATTTAACAAAATTAAATAATATAATAATGGGTTTTGGAATAGTTATATTTATAGTGATAATAGGAATATATTTTTATAAAATAGCAAATATTAAAGAAGGAGATTATAGAAAAAAATATTGGTTTAGTGTTTAAATATTTTTTGAATTTTTCCATAAATCAGATTTATTAACATTATATTTATCAATATGTTTACAATATCCTCTCCATTTAAATCCAGGACAAGTGCATATAGTATCAATATGTTTATTATTATTTTTAAGAAAAATATAATAAATATAATAATGAATATCACTATAAGTTTCACTTTTAATAATTATTTTTTTAATATTAATTGGTGATGAATTAGTTTGTGAATGAGTTTTAGAAGTCTTCCATAAGTCAGAATTAATAGGATCATATGTTTCAATATGTTTGCATTTATCATTTTTAATATAATCTTGACAAGAACAAATAATATTTCTTGGATTTAAAGAATCATCATTCCATGTAAAATATAGAATATTATGATTTAATTTAAGATTTTCTTTATTTTTAATAGTAATTTCGTTAATAGTAATATCAGACATATTTAATATAAAATAAATTAAAATTTCATTTTTTTTTTTATATATATTTTTTATAAATATATAATGCAATATCAAAAACAATATCAAAAACAAAATTTAAAATTTGATTTAGAAAATTATATAAAAAAATTTAAAATAGATCAAAATAATATATTTAGTAATAAAATTAAAAAAAATATTAGAAATTTATTAGATGAATATAAAAATAATACTATATTAACAACATTAACAGATATAAAAGATGATAATAGGGGATCTTATAATGTTGATAATGATAAAGAAGAATATATATTAAAAACATTTACAGAAACATATGAATATGGAAAATTATGGAAAAATATAGGAAAAGTAATTCCAGTATCAAATAATATAGATATAACCTATGTCGATGCCGATGCAACTATAAAAAAAAAAATAGTAAATAGAGAATCTCTAACTGATAGTGAATATGGTGTTTTAAAGAGTATTAAAGATGAAATTGATGCAAGTGATTATATTTTATTAAAATTAGATGAATATGGAAATTATTCACCAAGTGGAACTGCGCATTATTTTGTTCCAGATGATAAAATTAAATTTGGAAAAAAGTGGGAATTATATGATGGTATTCCAGAACCAAATATTCAAATAAAATACGATGATGAAGAATTAGGTAAAAAATTATATAATAAAATAATGGCAAATAAAGGTAAAAATAGTGATAGTAATACTGATAAAATTTATAGAGTTGAACTAAAAGATGAAGATATACCACTAAATTTAAAAATATATAATTATATAGAATATAAAATAACTGATAAAAAATATTATTTTATACCATTAAATAATGATATACTAAATAATTTATTATTAGATATAAGATTTAATAAAGATTATAAAAATGTCTTTAAGTTAATATCTACAACAGATTTAAATGATGTAACAACCCAATTTATAGAAATAATAAAAGAATTAAATAATAAAAAAGAAAGAATTGATTTAAGTGATTTTGATTTAGATGAATTAAAAAAAAGTGATAGTTATTATAAAAATGTAAATAATTGTACAACTGAAAATTTAGTAAAAATGAGATATATAGCATTAATGTTATATATTAAAAAATTATTTAATAATGAATCAAATATATTTGATTTAACAAGTATTAAGTCAGAGTTTAATTCACAAGCTATTATAAAAGATATAATAAAAGATATATATTTTAAAAAAGATCCATCATGTGGTTCTCAAATAACTAATTTTAATTATAAAGAATATAATATAACTCATGATGAATCTGGAAATATAAATCCTCCTGTATATGATAGAAATAATGTAGAAAAAAAATTATTTACTGATAATTTTATTATTTATAAAGATGATATTATTACATTTACAAATACGTCGCCTGATGTAAATTTTAAATTAGTTAATTATTTACAAGACAGTCAAGTTACAACTGGTTCTGACGTTGAAATTAATAGTGAAAGTACTGATTCTGAAGTTAAAAATAGTTATAAATTTTTAAAAAGTTCGGAAACCGATTCAAACTCAAAATATAAATATAAAGATGATAGTGGAACTGTTTCAATGAGCATTGATGTAATGTCTTATAAATTAGATAATTTAAATGAATTAGCAATATATTTTTATTTAAAAGAAACTTTATTAAAATTGCATAATAATATATATTTAGAATTAAATAAGTTTATAGAAAATAATGGAAATTTGATAGATTTTAGTAAAGATATAAAAGAGGTAATAGAAGTATTAAATTTTATAAAAATATTAATATTTTTAACAATAATATATATATTAAAAAATGGTAAAATAAAAAAAGATTTAAATTCAATTTTATCAAATGAATTAGATAAAATTTATTTAAATGTAATGAATAGTCATTCAATATCTGATATTAAAATAGATGATAGTATATCAAAAATAAATGATATAGATGATAAAAAAGAAAAAACAAATGAAAATATAAAAAGTTTAAAAAAGAATGAAGAAAGAATAAAAAATTTAAAAAATAAGCAATATTATGAAATAGGAATAGTGGTATTATTGATAGTAATAATAATGATATTATTATTAAATTTTAATTTAGATAATAGTAAAAAAGTAAATATAAAATATTTATTATGTTTGAGTATAATATTATTAATAATAGTATATAATTTTGATAAAAATTATATAGAAAATTTTGCAACTAAAGATGAGCAATTTAATTATATTCAAAAATATATAAAAAATATAAATTTAACAAATGTTATAGGTATAAATGAGAAAGTGATAAAGGATGATTTCGATCAAGTAGTAAAAAGTGATTTAATAGGTATAAATAGTGATTTTTTAAAAATAAAGGGAAATGAGATAAGTATAAATGAAAGTTATAATAAATTAAATAGGGAAAAAAGGGTAACAAAGTATAGTATATATTTAGTAATATATTTATTAATAGTAATATTATTATTGAATGTATTGTTAGTAGAATTAAATTTAGATAAAAAAATATTGTATGTATTAGGAATAATATTATTAATAATGGGAATATGTTTGTATATATATATGGTAACAAGTATAAGAGAGAGGGATAGTTTTAAGTATTATTTTCCTATATAAAAATGATAAAGATAAAGTAAAATAAAAAAGAATGTATAAAGAGAATGAATATAGGGATAGGGTATATAAAAAGTTTAATGAATATTTAGGTAAAAAAATAAGTGAAAAGATAATAATGAATATAGAGATAGGAATATATAATAATAGTTTAAAATATGGAAAAGAGAATGGAATACCATTAACATGGAATTGTAGTCATTTCGTGAATATATATTTGAATAAAAGTATAAGTATATATAGTAATTTGAAGTATTATAATAAAAATTTGTTAGATAAGTTAGAAAGTGGTGAATTAAAGGGTGAAAAGTTGGGTTTTATGAATCGTGAAGAGTTATGTCCATTAAAGTGGGAAGATTTGATAAGTAATTATAATGAGAAGTTAAAGAATGCATATGAGATAAAGATAGCATCGATGAGTGATCATATAATATGTAGAAAATGTAAAAGTAATAAGATAGCATATAATGAATTTCAAAGTAGAAAGGCGGATGAGGGATCAAGTACAGCCTATACATGTTTAAGTTGTAACTATAAGTGGAAAAAAAATTAAAAAAAAAATGATATAAGCAAAAAGATATATATATTATAAAAGAAAGTATGTCAAATAAAATTTTTAAAGGTTATACAGATGAATTAGATGCAAATAAAATAAATATAGCAGATATGAAAGAATTAGAGACAAAATCAAAATTAGCATATGTATCATATGGTGAAACAGGAACAGCATTAATAATTCAGACTCCATTATTATTTGTTCCATATGCATTTGGTGGAATGTTTAATGGAAAATTAATTCATGCATTATCTTTATCATTTGGTGATTATAAAACAAATGATAAATTAAAAAAATTTTATAATAATATGTCAGATATTGATAATATGATAAAAAGTCATGCTATAAAAAATTATAAATCGTGGTTTCCAAAACTGGAAGGTAAATCTGAAGATTATATTAAAGATGCAATTAATACAAATTATCAACCAATAATAAAATTTAGTATTGATAAAGAGACAAAAAAACCAAGTGAAAAGTATCCTCCGGTTTTTAAGGTAAAGATTCAATATGATGAAGAGTTAAGTAAATATGTAAAGATAGATTTAACAGATTTGAATGATCCAGGTTTAACATATGATTTTAATGATATGAAAGAAAAGATGCATCGTTCAAATATGAAGGTATTATTTCGTATAACAAGTATTTGGTTGGTGCCGGCAACAGGAATGTTTGGTGTAACAGCAAAGGCTTCAATGTTAAAGGTAGGATTTCCAAATGATGTAAAGGATGTCTGGAGGTCAGACAGTGAGGATGATAATGAAATAAAGGATAAGATAGAGGAGATGTCAATAATGAAAGATGTAGAAGAAGAAATTTTAGAAGCAAAGATGAAAGATTTAAAAAAGGTGGTAAAAGATAGTGAAGATGAAGAAGAAGAAGAAGAAAAAAAAGAAGATAGTGATGATGAAGATGATTTTTCTTCAGGTGTAGTAGTGGAAGAAAAGTCATCTTCAGATGATGATGAAGATGAAGAAATAAAACCAAAATCTAAATCAAAGAAAAGTGAAAATGATGATGAGATAAAATCAAAAAAGAAGCCAATAAAGAAAAAATCAAAGTAAAATAATAATAAGAATAGAGAATATAAAACTTAAAATAATTTTACCAAATATATTGATATTATTGTTATCATCAATAATAGTATTAATTTTATCAAAACCAAATAAAATTTGAAATATATTTATAAAAAGTGTATGAAAAATATTTAAATTAAAGATAAAAAATAGTATAAAAGAGATAATAATTAGTTTGAATCTATCTTTATCATTCATTTATTTTTATAATTGTATAAAAAATTATAACCAATCGGGAGAACCATTATAGAAATTGATAGAATTTTCGGATAAAGATTTATAAAATATGAAAGCATGTGTAGATGCATCATTTGTATCATTAAGCATTTCAAGTACCATTTCACAAAATTTATATACATAATCAGGATATTCATCATTAAAATCTTCAGAACATAGATAGTCATAATTATTAACATAATCATGATAAGTATTTAAAATATTGATAATAGTTTCATAATCTAAATCAAAATACCATCTAATATCTGTATAATAACCAAATTTATCTAATTTAAGGCAAATATCTGTATATGCATTAACAACAGATAACCATTTATAATCATCATCATCAATATAAATATCTTTAATATATATATAATGATATAATCTATCAATATCATGTTTATTGATAGTATTCATGGTATAAGGATTATATTCATCATTAGTTTTAATATGATATAAAAGGTTTAATGTATCAAAACAATAAATAATATTATTATCAATAATTTGAAAAGGTAATTGTATATTATTAATTTTTTCAAAATTAAAGATATCAAAATCGTTATATGGTGTTCCTAAATTAAGACCAGATATATTATTGAGGTATTTTTTCCATAATAATTGTAATTTAATAATTTTATTATTGGTAGATTTAAGGAAAAAAACGGTAGAATACCATTTAAGTTTATTAATTAAACTAATAATCAATTTTTTTTTTGAACATTTTTTTAAAGATAAAGAATTTAATTTATAACCAAAATTTGTGCAAATTTGATATAATTTATTTTTATTATTAAAAAAGATATTAATAAAAATTTTATAAATATGATCAAAATCATAATTATATTTATATAAAAAAGTATATAATGAAATAATATCAATAGTTTGAATAGGTTTATTATGAATAATTTGTGTATTGATAAGATAATAAAATTCATGATTTTTAATATGTAAATGTTTAATACAAAAATTATTAGAAATATCTGTAATATTATGATGACATCTTTCTCCATTATTATTAAAATCTCTATATATACATTTTTTAATAATTTCAGACATATGTTTTATTCATTAATAATTTAAATAATTAAATCTTTATAATTAAAAATATATTATAATAAATAATAAATAATTTATAAATTATAATAATAATATAGCTTGATAGTGATTTTTATTAATTCTATATAAATAAATATAATTTTGTTTAAAATCATAATCAATAGGTGGTAATATACCATCAAAAATAGTTTGAGGTGAAATTTTAAATTTAATATTACAAATATCTAAATAGCTTGTTAATAAATCAATATCATATTGACATGCATATGTAGCTGAATTATCAACTTTAGCAATATATTCAGATATAATTTCTCTAAAATTTTTAACATTTAAGGGTTTATTATTTTTTAAATTTTTATAATCAAACCAATTTTCAGTAATATATAATTTATATAAATCATCATCGAGTTCTGATAAAAAATTAAAAGTAGATAATGATATACCATTATCTTGACCATTTAATGTTTTTTTTGATAAAAAATCTTTTCTTATCCAATAAACAAATTCATCTTCAGTAATTTTTTTTTTAGTTCTCCATCCAGATCTTTTATTAAAACAATCAATAAAATTAAAAATATTACCAGTATGTTGTAAAACAGTATAAATAGCTCTATAAAAACAATTACCATCATTTCCAACATCTTTAACAATATATTTATTATTATATTTTTTATCAAGTAATAATTTATTTTGTTTTAATTGATCTTTATGAATAATAGGATCTTTAACTTTAATTTTTTTTTCTTTATCAGAAGATTCATAAGTAGAAGAATCAGAAGAAGATTCTGAAGAAGATTCTGAAGAAGATTCTGAAGAAGAATCTGAAGAAGGATCTGAAGAAGAATGTGAAGAAGAATGTGAAGAAGAATGTGAAGAAGGATCTGAAGAAGAATGTGAAGAAGATTGATTATTTAATAATTGTTTATTATCAAATAATTGAAAATCAATAGGTATAAGTTGATTAGAATTAATATATGAATAATAATCATAATATTTATTTTTATATTTAATAAATTTGTAATTATCAATTTTTCTAATAACAACAGTTCCTTTAATTTTTTTATTTTGTTTGATATTATTATTAATAATATTAAAAGTTTCATCATAATAATTGGGTGTATATGCTAATTGATTTTTATCAATATTAATAGGCCATTTATAGCAATTAGAATAATTATTATTTTTAGATAATATGTTACAATCAAAAGCACTTTGTTTCATAATATCTAATAATTTATCAATTTTAATTTGTTTTTGTTCAGCTTTATCTAAAATTTCTTGGTCAGTAGTCATAAGTTTATATTTATATTGAAAAGTTTTGTTTTTTTTAATTTGTGTAGGTGTAGCTTGCATAAGATATATATATGAATTAACAGTTTGTTCATCGATAGGTAAATCAATATGACTTCTATTTCTGACAGCTCTTCCAATGACTTGTTTAATAATGGAAGTATTCCAATGTGGTTCAATAATTAAAACATTTCTAACAGCTTTAAGACTAATACCTTCAGATCCACTTTCAGTAATAATAAGAATTTTGATATTTTCGCCTCTTAAATTATTATTAGAGTTATTAAAAATTTTAATTTGTTCATTAGCTTTATCTTTATCTAAATCAAAAATCATATATCTTTTAAATGTATTAAGATTATCATTAATTAATTTATTATTTTTATTAAGAGTAGCTTCATCATAACCTTTTTTATTTAAAAAGTCAGTAAATAAGCCAACTCCTTCAAGTTCTCTAAATTGTGTATATACAAGAATTTTCCCAGGTAAATTATTAATATCTTCAATAATTCTAATAAATTTTGGACTAATTTCATTAAGTTGTTGATGTGTAAAATTAGAAGATTTAAATTTAGATTTGATATCAGAAATATGTTTAATATAATCTTTATTATTATTAATATCTTCACCATTTAATTTTTTAATTAATCTTAAATCTTTAGGAAATTCTCTATCAATATTTTGTGGAAAAGCTAAATTACATGTTAATCTACTAAATGCTTTAAAAACACCTTGATTTTCATCAGAAATATTATTTTTTTTTCTCATATTTTCTTCAATTTTATCTTCTTCTTCTCTCATTTTCATAAATCGATTAAATTGTAAATCAGACATATCTAAATAAATTTTTTGCATAGGAAATTGTGTAGGATAATCAGATTTATTTTTATCATAATCAACAAAACTAATAAGTCCCATAATTCTTCTTTTAATTAAATCATGATTATGAAAAATATTATTATCATATGAAAGTAATTTATCAATATCTTTTTTAATAGTAGGAAATGTATAAAAAGTTTTAATTTTAAAATCATTATTATCAAAAATATTATTAAGAATATCTGAAGTATTATGAGACCATTTTTGTTTAATTATAAAATTATCATTATTATTATGTCTAACAAAACCATAAGGTAATAATGAAATACTGGATGATTTATTATTAATATTATAAGTATCAATATATTTTAAATAAGTATCATTAATATTATTAAGTTTTTTATTAATATTATATGTAATAATAGGACCTCTTAATAAATTTAAAAGATATATAATTTCTTCAACTTTATTAACAATAGGTGTACCAGATAATAATAAAAATTTTGAATTATTAGAATTTAATAAATAATTATATAAAGTAATAGAAATTTGACTTTCATTATTAATTCTTCTAATAAATTTATGTGCTTCATCAATAATAACTAAACTATTATCAAAATAGTTTTTATATATATCAATATCCGTAGGTTTAAAAGTATCAACAAAAAACATAATATTATCTTTATGAATGATATCATCAATAATTAAATTAATTTCTTTTTTATGAGTATCATTAGATATTTTATTATAAAAAGTAGATTCGATAAAATCTGTTTTATTATAAGAAGGAACCCATGTATATTTATTTTTAAATTTTTTAAAATTAAAACCATATTTATTTTTAATAGAAAATTTAGTATCAATATTAATTTTAAACCATTTTTGTTGTAATAACCATTTTTTTAATTTTGATGTATTAATATTACCTTTAAATTTAATAATATTTTTATCATTTAAACCATTATAATGAATAAAATTAATTCTATTTAATATAATAGATTTAATAGTAAAATCAACATTTTCTTTATCATCTTTAGAAAGATCTTTATATTTAATATTAATTAATTTAGTTTTATTAAATTTATCTTTATTATGAAAATTAGGTATCCAACATATATTTTTAATTTTAATAGTATATTCTGAAAAAAAAGTTTTAATTTCATTTAAATTAGAAGTGCATTCAATTTTAGTCCATAATGTATTATAATTAGAATATTTTTTAAAATGACTTCTAATTAATAATTCTTTAACAAAATTATTTCTTAAAGAAGCTGGTAATAAAACAAAAATTTTTTTATTTTTTAATAAATATTGATTTAATATTCCGATAGAAGTCATAGTTTTACCAGTTCCTAATTCATGATATAATAATAAACCTCTATAAGGTGTATATATATTCATATATTTATTAATTAACATCTGATGCATATAAATTTGTTGTTTAAATTTTTTATTATATTCATCAGTATAATTATTAATTTTATGAGGATGATACATATTTTGAATATAATCAATATATCCAATTTTATTAGGTAATACGTATTTATCAACCATATGTAATTTATATATTTAAAATATAATTATAAAGTAGTATTTTTAAAAGTTAATGATTTTTTAGATTTAAAATGAGTATTACTCAAATTATTATTAAAATTATAATATCCAATAACTGGTTGATGATCAGAATAACCATTATCTTCAATAATAGGATATTTTTTTGAACTAAAATTATAAGTACTATTAGAATTAAATTTATTATTAAAAGGACCTATAGAATTATCAGTATGAACAGTTAATTTATTATTAAAATTAGTTCCAATAATATCAGATTTATAAATATTTTGTTTTCTTTTTTTAAAATCAATAATACAACAAGTAGGATAACCATCATCTTTAAATGTAATATCAATATTATAATCTAATTTAATATTAACGGATTGTGGTTGATAATTATCTAATTTAATATTATTTAAACCAATAAGATTAGTATAAAATTCATTGGAATCTAATAAAATTAAAATATTATCATTATTTTCATATTTTAAATATTTAATAATAGAATTAAATATTGATTTAGTTTTTAGAATAGTATTATTACCTTGATCTGGATAACCAACTTTAAAATTATCCATATGTTCTAAATGACCTCCAATCAAAATAATATTTTCTTTAGTTTTTTTATGAATAATTTTTAAACCTAATATACCTCTATGTCTTAAATGTTTCCATATTTTCTTATCTAAATCAATACCTTTAATAATTTTATTTGTATCAATTATAAATTTATTTTTTTTAATAAAAATATAAGTAGCATATCTTAAATCATTTTCAGGTGAATCATATTGATAATAATATATTTTTTTTAATTTATCAACAGGAAAATCATCAAACCAATCAACTTCTTGTAAAACTAAAATATCATATTTTTTATCTAAAATATAATTAATAATATTAAGTTTGGAATCAATATTATTTTTATATTTTTTATGTAATTCTTTAATTAAAATATTATATGTTAATAATTTAATTTTATTAGTCATTTTAATTAAAAAATGATATTTTAATTATATAAAATAAAATGGATGATATTTTGAATAATTTTCGAAATTTAAAAATAGATAATAAAAATATATGTATATTATGTCATAATAATTATGATAAATCATTATTTTATAATAATAATGATGTTTTATGTTATAATTGTAATAAAAAATATGAAGAATATATATATGATGATTATGAAGATATTAGTAATAATGATGGTTCAATAATATTTTAATATATATAAATAAATGATAAAACCAACAGATATTAAATTATATAATAAAATAAAAAAAGAAATATATATACAATATCCTATTCATTCAGCATATAGAAGTGGATTATTAGTACAAAAATATAAAAAAGACTATGAAAAAAAATATAATAATAAAAATTATTATATAGGAAAAAAACCAGATAAAAATGGTTTAAATGCTTGGTTTAAACAAGAATGGAGAAATAGTAATAATAATATAGGATATGAAGGTAAAAATAATGAAATATATAGACCTACAAAAAAATATGGAAAAACTCCTATATTAATGAATGAACTTTCAAAAAAACAAAAAGAAAAAGCAAAAAAAATAAAATCATCAGGTAAAAGAATAAAAAATTTTAATAAATTATAATAAAAAATCAACAATTTTGGTAGCTTTATTAGTTCCAATCCCGGGTAATGCTTCTAAATATTCAATAGGATTATCCCAATCATTTAATGTTAAAATAAAATCTTTCATTGAAAGATGATTTTCTGCAATAATTTTAGCAATTTTAATATTAATATTAGGTATTTGAGATAATTGTAAAATAAAACAAGTTTTTTTATCTATATTTTCAATTTTTTTAGTTTTAGTTTTAATACAATCAATAAAATCAAAATTAGATTTTTTAAATCTATCTGGAATATCACATAATTTATTATAAATTTTAATAATAATATTAATAGTTTCATCTATACCAGAAGAAAAAATAATAGGAATTTTATCTCTAATCATTGTATTTATATATGCACTTGATAATTTATTATCAGTTGATAATACACTATCATTTTCTACAATATATAAAATATCATCATAATTATCCATCATTCTTTTTTTTTGTTCTTTATATCTACCATCTTTAATACTTGATAACATATCAGTAATAGTTTTTCTTTCAATAACAATATTAGTATATTTATTAATAATATGAATATCTGCTATATCTAATTGTTGAATATTAATATTAATATTAGAATATTTTTCATTAAATAATTTAATTAATTTAGTTTCTCTTGTATCAATTTTTAATAAAAGATCCATTTTAACTATATAAATATTTAATATATATATAATAATAATTATTATTTATATGGTTAAACTTATAAATTTAGGAAATACTTGTGCAATAAATTCATTAATTCAAAGTATATTAAATTGTGATATTAATATTATTGATTTGAAAAAACCAAATAAAAATTCATTTACATATGAATTTTTTGAATTTTTATTATTTTTAAAAAATAATAATAATGAAACAATTAAACCTTATAAATTTATAAATATGTTATTTAATACATTTAAAAATTTTAATAAAGGAGAACAAATTGATGCACAAGAATTATGGACTTATATTTCAAATAAAATTTTTGAAGAAACAAGTTATAATATTGATTTTAATGATAATATTATTAATAATTTACACAAACAAGCCTATATTCAAATAAATTTACATAATAATAATAAAAATTCAGAATGGAATAAATATTTTCAAGGTGTATTAATATATATTAATATTTGTAATGATTGTAAAACAAGAACTTTTAATTTTGAACCATTTTATAGTATTAATATAAATTGTGGTAAAACAATAATTGATATGTTAATTGATTATTTTAAAACAAAAGAAAAAGAAAAAATTACATTTAAATGTAATAAATGTAATATAAATAAAGAACATGATAGATTTATTAAATTTTATAGTTTAAGTAAATATTTAGTAATTAGTATCAATAGATATAATAATTATGGACAAAAAATAAATTCAGGAATTAAAATTAATAAATCTATAAATTTAAGTAGTAATATTTTAATTAATAACAAAAAAAATATAATTTTAGATTTAAAATCATCAATATGTCATTATGGAAATTTAAATAGTGGACATTATAATAATATTAATATTAATGATAATATTATTAATGATGATGAAACTAATATTAATATTAATAATATTAACGAATTATTAGAAAATAATCAAGATTCTTATATATTATTTTATAGTATAAAATTTAAATAATTATTTTTCTTTATTTAATATTAAATCCATTTTTTTATCTAATTCTTTTATTGATTCTATTATTAAACCAACCATTTTACCATAATATAAACTCATTATATTATTTTCATCTTTATCTACAGCTTCCGGTAATACTTTATATACATCTTGAGCTATTAAACCAGTATCTAATATATTATTTAAATCCTTTCTTTTAAATGTATAACCTGTTAATGTTTTAAGTTTTTCTAATGAATTTTTTATTGGTTTTAAATCAGTTTTTAAAGAAATATCTGATATTGATTTAACTCCCTGATTTGCTTTTATTTTTCCTGTAAATGTTGATGTTCCCTCAACATATAATGCATCATCATTTTCAGTATATTTTAATATATTATCTGAAGAACCTAATTCTTTAATTTGTCTCGAACATTTTATATTACCATGAACTTTAAATGTATAATTATCATCATGTATATTTCTTATATCATCGTCTTTATTATAATCTCTTATTTCTACCAAATTAATATTATTTTTACTTGAAAATTTTATATTACCATATGTATTTAATACTATATTTTCAATATATTTTTCATAATAATTATTTTTATCAGATAAAGAAATCAGATTTGGAAATTGTTGTTCATAACTTATTCCATTTTTAGTATAATTTTTATAAAAATCTTTATCCCATTTATTAACTGCAGATAATCTCTCTAAATAATTAGTAGGTTTTCCTATAGTTGTCAATGATTTATCATTATCTATATAAACATTAAAATATCCATCATTACCTATAGTAAAATATTTATTATTATCAGGTGATGAAGATAATTTAAAAAATAAATTATCTTCTTTATATTTAAATTCTAATTTATCATAACTATTTGTATTATTATATTCAATTTTATAATCATTTAAATTTAAAGGTGTATTATATAATTTCATACCGTTAAGTTTTGAAATATAAATATCTTCACTAATAGAATATTGATCTTGATCTGCAATAATTAATTTATTTTGAATTAATGTTCGATTATCATTATATTTAAAAAATGTAGATTGTAAATTTGATATATTAACAGTATTAATTTTATTCTGACTACTTTTTGTAATATATTCTATTCCATCACTATTTATTTTAATTACATTTTTTATAAATAATTCTTTTAATTCAAAAGTATTACCATAAATATTACCAACATTAGTAATATTACAATTATTTAAATCAATATCAGATTTAATACTATTTAATGAAATTGCATCGAATGTAGAATGTTTATCTACTATCAAATTATTTTTAAAATGAGTTTTTTCAAAATTTATATCAATAATATTAGAATCATTATAATCACATTTTAAAAAACAAGGTGGTGGTAATATTCGTTCAGTAGTATCAATATAATAAATGTTTCTATTATTAACATTGTTATCAAAATATATATGTAAATTAAATTTAACATCAAATATTGGACTTTTATACATGTCACCATTTAGAAATCTATATGTATAACCTTGATAATCACTATCAAAATCACTATCAAAATTATTAATTATATTATTTTTGATATCCGAATAATCATTATCATTATGAATAAAAAATATAAATATATCAAATGTAATAGTTGAATTACCGGAAATTGAATTATCCTCATTATAAAAATTTGTTATAGAATTACCAATTTGATCAAGTCGTAATATTTCTAATTTATATTCATTATAATCAATTTTATTTTCAATTAATATTTCTAAATTTGAATAATAATCAGTTTCTAAATATCCTAAAGGTAAATATACCAAATCAGTGTTATCTTTTTTATAACTATCTGAAAAATTTATATTAAAAGGTTGAATTGATATTTTAATTTCTTCTCTATTAGGTGTTGTTTGATCATTAGTTTGATGCTTATATATAAAACCTATATTTTCTATTAAATCAATTTCATTCCAAGTTTTTGTAAATTTATTATTATTTTCATTATACTCCATACTTAAATTAAGAATAGGAAAATGATTATTTAATAATTCATAATCCGAATTATTATCATTACGATGTAGATGACATATACTATTATTTTCATTAATTTTAAAATTATAATTACTATATGAAGTAATATCATAAATAATATTTTTATTTTTACCTATAGTAATATGACTATCATTATTAATATTTAAATTAGATGTTTGTAATATATTATTATTTTTATTTATTAATAATACATTTTCAATATTTATTGAATTACTATTTATTTCAAATATAATATTATCATTATTTTTAAATTTTATTGAAGAATTATTTATTAAATTTAATCCATTATTTTGAATAATACAACCATTATTAAAAGTTGATTCTCCACCAAAAGATGTTTCTGTTAAATTTAAACCTTGAATAGTAATATTAGAAGTATTTGGTATTATATTATCAACATGTATAGTATTATTAAAATAAGTATCATTATAAAAAATATTACTATTATTATTAATAATTAATTTGTTACTTAAATCAATATTACCATATGTTGTTAAATTAGAAGTTTTTAATTGATTCGAAACTTCAATATTTGAAAATTTACCTAAACCAGTAATTTTTAAATTTTCTAATGATAATTCAGTATTTAAATATAATTCAGAATTATCAACACTAAATAAATCTTGTTTAGTCGATGTATTTTTAATATAAAATTTATGATTATCACCATTAATAAGTGTTGTTCCAATCATTAATTTACCAAATTGAATTTCAGTTTGATCATTATTTTGTAAAGTATTTAATCTAATTAAAGGACCAGAATATTGTAAAGTATTATTTAAAAATAAAGAACTACTAAAATCAACATCAGAAAATGATCTTCCTTGAATAGTAGATTGAATTGGATTATTTCCAAATATAAGTGACATTTATATATTTAGTATTTTTATTATATTTAAATAAAGAATTTATTTATTTTTATGTATTATCACGTAAAGTTTGGTTTCATTTTAGTTGAATCTATTCCCCATTCTAATAAATTTTGTTGAATAACAGGACTAATATTAATATTATTATATTTTAATTTATTAATAGTATTTTGAAATCTGATTCTAAATCTACCACTTTGTTTAGAAGCAAAATTGATCCATCTTTTAATTTGTCTTTTATCATCAGATGTTCTTCTTCCTTTATAAAAATAACAATACCATTGAATCCATCCTCTTGGTGCATTAGATTCATCAATCCAACCTTTATCTAACCAATCATAATAACTGGAACCAGCTTTAACTTTAAATTTATTAATTTTTTTATTATATGTTTGTGATATTAATTTATTTTTATCAATATTTTTTAAAAAATTAAATTTATTAATATCATTAACAGTATATGTTTTATTTGTGATATGTGATGTAATATTTCTAAAATAAGTTCCACCTAATATACCATATTGAAACATTTGTTTTGGTGTTAAATCAGGTTTAAAATCAGGATAATCTTTAAAATTCATTTGTTATATAAATATTTAATATATATTTATATAAAAATGTTTAAATTAATATTAGGAATTTTATTTGGTATTTCTTCATCTATTTTTACATCATATATACCAATTATATATTCGAAATTAATTAATGATTTATTATTAAATCATTATTTAGAAATAGATAAATTATTATTTTCATATATTTTTTATAAATTATTAAGTATTATTTTTGCAAGTTTAAGAGGTGGTTTTTTTAGTATATATATATATGATATATCAACAAATAAAAAAAATATACTTTTAAATAAATTACAAAAATATAATTTAAATTTTTTTGATAATTATAATAATGTTGATTTAAATAATATTTTTAGTAAAGATATAGAAAAATTAAGTGAATTATATATATTAAATGGAAATGTATTTATAAGAACATTAACTCAATTAATTATAACATTTTATCTTTTATTTAATTTATCAAAATATATGTTATTTTTATTAATAATATTATCTTTAATTCAAATTTTATTAATAAATTTATATCAAAAAAAAGTATATGATAAATCAATTAAAAATAAAAATGAAAAACAAGATGAACAAAATAAATTAATAAATGATTATATATTAAAAGTTGATTCTTATAGAACTCAAAATTTAGAGGAAAAAATATTAAATAGATTTAATATATTACAAAATGAAATAACAATATTAAAAAAAAAAGAATCAATTTATTATTCTTTAAATATTTTTTTAACAAATATATTTAATTCATTAATAATAGTTATAATAATTTTATATGGTATTAAATATAATATTAAAAATAATATTATACATTCATTTATAATTTATATTGATAATATTATTGAAATATTACAATCTTATAAATATATTATAAATAATATTTATAATAATTATAATATAATTGAAAAAATAAATAATTTTTCAAATTATAAAAATAATAATAATAATAATAATATTGTTCCTATAAATTATTTATCTAATTTTAAACCAGATATTATATTCAAAAATGTATATTTTAAATATAAAGATAAATATATATTTAATAATTTAAATTTAAATATACCTTTTAATCAAAAATTAGGAATATTTGGTAAATCTGGTATTGGAAAAAGTACTTTTTTAAAATTATTATTAAATTTTTATAATATTGAAAATGGTGATATATATTTAAATAAAATATTATTATCAACAATTGATAATAATTTTTATTATAATGATATAATTAGTTATGTTAGTCAAGAACCTACATTATTAATAAATAATTATAAATTAAATAAAGAAAATTTAAATCAAATTGAATTTACTAAAGATATTATAAATTTTGATAAATTGAGTGGTGGTCAAAAACAAAGATTAATAATAAATCAAACATTATTAAAAAAAACACCAATATTGATAATGGATGAACCAACTTCATCATTAGACATTAATAATGAAAATATATTTTGTAATATTATTGAAGAAGAAATGAAAAAAAGAGAATTTACATTTATATTAATTAGTCATAATTATAATTTATTAAATAAATTATGTAATAAAATTATAAATTTTGATAATATAATATAATTTATATATAATTTATATATAATAAAATGAATAAAATAAAAAAAGGTGGTATTGTTAATATTTAAAAAAAACAAAATATTGACCAATATCCTGAACATATAAAAAAAACATTTTTGAATTATTAAGTTATAATCATAAAGAATTAATAGATATTATAAAAATAAAAATTAGCCATAAAATTACTGTTCAATATGAAAAAATAGAAAAATTTATAAAATCTATGTATTATTTAAGATTAAATTTAATATATCCTTAAGATATAAAAAATAGAAAAATTTATAAAATCTATGTATTAAATTTAAAATATGAATAAATATAATTTTTATTTTTATTTATATAAATATGGCAACAGATAAAATATCAATAGATGGGTATATAAAAGATTCTGATACAAATAAAAAAGTAATAACATTTGTAAATAGTCTATATACTAAATTTGCGATTTTTAAAAACAGGTATATAGGTGATAATCAATTAATAAAAGTTGAATATCCAGGAGATAATTTATGTTATAAATTAAAAATAGAAATAACACATTTTCCACCGGGAGGAAAACATAAAGATGATTATTTTAAAGTAATTTTTGGATATTATAATAAAAAAAATAAATGTTCTTATATACCATGGCATCTATCTATATATGCAAAAAATAGAATAGACAGTAGAACAACATTTGTTCATGTTACAAGAGAAAATGATAGTCCAGGTGCTTCATATCAAAATTATCAACGTTTACTAAAAAATAAAAATATAATTGATACTATTAATTATAATATAAATAGTCATTACGGAAGAGATGTAAATACTCAGACTTATTTAACAGATAAAAGTATAGAAGATTTAATTGATTCATTATATAATAATAATGTTTATAAAAGATTATTATATAATAATCTTACGAATAATACTATTATTAGAAATAACTTAGATGATGATGATATTAATATTTTAGATAAATATGAATATTTTTTAAGACAAGGTATAATACATATTTTATTAGAATTTAATAAATTATTTGAATCAAATTCTAAAATTAAATTACTAAACGATAATTTAATAGATAAATCAGATATTATAGGAATATTTAATGAAAATAGAAAAAATTATAAATTTATAGAAGAACTTAATGATACAAAGTATTTTAAAGATACTTTAACTTATAAAAATATTAATGATTTAATTTATAACATTAATAGAAATAGATGTAGTTTAAAAACAAATACATATTATGAAATTATAAAAAAAAATTATGAATGTTATTTAGAAGAATCTTTAGATAAAAATTTTGATGATATTCTTAAAGATAAAAATATTTTATTATTAACAGAAAAAAAAAAGCAAGATATAATTAATAAAGAAATTATTACAAATTTAAAATTAATAAATGATTTAAAAGTAAATTTAGAACAAGCTAAAAATAAAAGACAATATTATATTGATAATAATAAAAATAATATTAATAATTTTTCATTATGGACAATTAATAATGAAATAATAAGTTTAGATAATAAAATTAAATTAGATAAAGAAATATTAGATGAATTTATTAGTTTTATTAAAAAATATACTAAATTAAATACAAATAATTTAAGTTCTGAAGATATAAAAAATGTAAAAATTAATAATAATAATTTTTTAATAATTAATAAAGATTTAAAAAATAAACTTAAAAAAAATTTAAATAATAATAATAAGTATTATTTTGAATACAATATTGAAGATTCAAAATTTATATTTACATCAAATAATTTAGAAGAATATGATAGTTATTTTAAAAAATTATTAAATGAATTAGAAGATTTTAATTCAAAAAGTATTGATAAAAAAGAAAGTTCAAGTTTAAAAAGTATTTCTAACAATCAATCATCATTATCAACATCAAACTCAATTGAAACAGAATCAGAATTTAATTTTATAAAAGAAAATAAAACTAAAAATTTTAGTAAAAAATTTAATGATTTAATAATATATATAAAAAAATACATAAAAAAATATAATAAAAATTATAAAAAAATTGGTAAATTAGAACTTTTAAATAATATAGAAGATAAAATTGAAAATTATGAAAAGTTAGAGACAACGGATTCTAATGATAATGATCAAATTATAGCAAATATTATATTATTATTATTATTTGACAAATATAGATTATTAATAAGATATTTTGATAAAGTAAATAAAAATGAAGATAAATTAAAAAAATTAGTTAATTTATTAGATGCTTGTTTAAAAGATGAAGAAAATAAATTATTTTTAACTCAATATAATTTAATTGATGAAAATTATAATCTTAACAAAATTTCTAAAATAATTGAAAAAACAATTAAAATTAAACATACTATTAAATTAAAAAATATAAACAATCATAGTAATTTAAGTGATTCAAAAAAAATTCAATTAGAAAATATTATTAAAACAAATAATACTATTATTAAATTTGTAAATAATATATTGTTTAATGATATAAAAGAAACTGAAAGTGATTTAAATAAAAAAATAAATTATTTTTCAACTAAAAATGATAAAAAAAATAAAGATCTAATTTCTTTGTATATTAAAAATTTTGTTGAATCATCTGATTTTGAAATTAAAAAATCTGAAAAAGAAGAATTATTTAACAATATTATTAAATTAATAAATATTTTAATAGAAAATAAATATATGATTAATATTAAAGAAATAAAAACTGAATTAAAAATAAAAAAAGATAAACATTTAGAATTAAAGATATCTTCTAAAGAAATAAAAAATAAATATTTAAAATTTAAAAAAGAATTAAAAGAAGAAATAGAATTTAATAGAAAATATTATAATGAAATAATAAACATTTATAAAATTTTTAAAAATAATAGTATAAGAGAATTTATATAAAATTAACTATATTTATTAATTAAATAATAAGATATTAAAGTATAATAAGCAATTTTTAAAATATCATCTTTTGATATATTTTTATAATATATTTTTAATGATTCATCAATACTAATACCTTTATCAACAGCCATTTTATATGCATTTTTAATAATAATTTGTTTAAATTCAAAAGATGCATATTTTGTAGTATATTTTTCAATATTATTAATAAATATTTTATTATGAATATAATTAAGTGATTTTAAATTAATTATATTTAATATATTTTTATTATTAACTAATTTAATTAATTGATTATCTTCATAATAAATACTATAAATAGTTTTACTTAAATTTTCATATTGATTTAATTTATCAATATCAATAATTATTTGATTATCCATTTAATTTATATTAAAATAAATATCATTTTTTTTTAAATATAATTTTTAATAACATAAAATGTAACTAAAGTATAATAAGCAATATTAATAATATTTTCATTTGATATATTTTTAAAATAAATTGATATTTCAATATCAATATCAGTATTATTTTGAATTGAATTATTATAAACTATATTAAAAATATTTTGTTTAAAATCTAAAGGTGCATATTTTTTTACATATTCTTCAATATAATAAATAAATTCTTTATTATTAATATAATAATGTGATTTTAATCTAATTTCATTTAATATTGTTTGATTATCTAATAAATTAAGTAATAGATTATCTTTAAAATAATTAGTATAATATGTTTTATTAAGATTATCAAAATTATCTAATTGTGTTATATCATTTATAATTTTTTTATTTTTAAGAGTAATTGAATTAAACATATTAATTAATGATTTTAAAAATTATTCATTTTTTATATTATAATTTTTTTTTTTATAAAAATTTAATCTTTTATAAAATCTATTTCTAAATATTGAAAAATCATCAACAATATCAATAATTAAAGGAATATGTATTCTATTTTCGGGTTTTTCTCTTAATATTCTACCAATACTTTGTTCAATATCACTAATAGGGCTTGCAAATAAAAGCATATTTAAAGAAGGAATATCTAAACCTTCTTGTGCTAATTGAAAAGTGCCTAAAATAATATCTTTAGTAGCTGATTCGTCTAATTTATTTTGTTTCATACCTCCAACATAATAACCAATACTATAAATATTATTTTTTAATAATTCATATAATTCTTTTAATAATTCTTTTCTTTCAGATAAAATTATTAATTTTCTATTTTTTTCCATATTTTCTAAAATAACTTTGGATATAAATTCAATTCTTGGTTTAAAATTACAAATTTGACTTAACATACCAACAGCATTAATTTTATTATTAAATTTATTGGTTAATGTTTGAGAATATTCTAAACTATTATCATTAAATTTTAATGTTTTAACTAAAACATTATTATCATCTGTTTTAAATGTAGGTTTAATAACACATTTACCAATAAACCATTCAAATACTTTTCTTAATCCATCTTTTCTATTTAAAGTAGCTGATAATCCTAAAGTATAAGGAGAACATGTTTTAACTAATGCTTGACTAAATACTTCAGCACTTGTATGATGACATTCATCAATAATTACTAATCCGAAATCTTGAAAAATTTCATTAGGATAATCTTTCATTGCAATAGATTGTAAAGATGCAACAACAAAATCTTTATCTTGAATATCAATAATATTTTGTTTAATTTTGCCAATTTTAGAATTAGGTGAAAACATTTTAATTCTTTCTGCAAATTGAACATTTAGAAAATCTTTATGTGAAATAAATAAAGTTTTTAATTTTAATAAACAAGCAATATAAATAGCAATAACAGATTTCCCACCTCCACAACCAATAGATATAATTCCCCCCATTTTTAAAGGATCATTAATGGTTTCCATAAATGCATTAATTTGAATTAATTGATGTTCTCTAATTTCTCCAGAAAAAGTCATATTTTCTCTTTTTTCCCCAGTTCCAATAATATTTCTTTTAGGTATTCCATATTTTTGTAATCCATAATATTTAGGTAAATATAATTTATTTTCATTTTCTAAATATAAACTATATATTTTAGGTTCTAAAAAATCAAACATATGATTTTCTACACATACAGTTAATTCTTTTTTTATTTCTGAAATTTCATTTTCTTTAAACATTGATTTTTTAATCGAATAACCATTTCTGGATAATGATGTCATTTATAAATTAATTTATATTAAGTAATATATATCATTTTTTTATATATAATTATTTATCTATATTCAATATAAGGTATATTTTGTATTGGTATCATTTGTATTGGATTCATTTGTATTATTGGTGGTAAATTATTTAATTGTATAGATGTAGAAATTGTTTCATTATTAGATTTATTTTTATTTAATATATTTTCAATAATTTTATCTAAATTATTAAATTCAATTAAATTAATATCATCAATATCTTGAATATTATGTTTTTTATATTCATAACTACAACAATTACATAAAAAACTTAAACAATTATTAAAACTTACAAAACAATGTTTATAAGATTTTTTTTTAGGTTTACATATTAAATTATTATTTTCGGTTTCTGTTTGTGTTTCTTTTTCTGTTGCTTTTTGTATTTTTGTATATATTTCTGTTTTAATTGAAATTTTATTTTTATCTGTATTTAATAGATTTAATATTTTACATTTTTCTTTATAAAGTTTAAACTGTTTATTTGCCATATCAGAAGGTTGATCATCACATTCTGAAACTAATATATCAAATTCATTAAATATACTATTAATTAATTTTTCAAAAACTGTTCCAGATTCTGATGAATCTATAGTTTTAATTTTAATTTCATATAAAAATGATTCAATTCTTAAACCTAATTTTTCAAAATTTTTGGCATAATTTTTAGTAATTTCAGTTCTTTCTGTAAATTTAAAATATTTTTGTAATCCAGATATAATAGCAACAAAAATACTTAAAATTGCTATAAAAATTTTAATATCTTGATTTGTATGTAAATTATTATTATCATTATCAACTTCAACTGTTTGCATTGTTGCAACTATACTTAAAATACTTGTAAAAATAATTAAAGGAAATGCAATAAAATTACTACATATGGAAAGATAACTCGAATATTCTCTATATAAACATGTATTTACATCACATTTAATAGCAGTATAAATTAATTTATGTATTACAGTTGTTTTTTCTTTTCTTAATAAATTTAATGAATAATTGGACATTAACATGTTTAATTTTATTTTAAATTAATATTTAATATTACAATTACCAGTTATAAAATTTACAAAAAAATAGTATATAAGATATATTGGTCCTAATAACAAAGCAATTATTGTAAATATAAATCTTGAAATTTGACCAGATTGATTATTACATGAATATGATAAATATGCTGCATATAAAGATATTATTATAAAAATAAATTCAAATAATAAATACATTTTATTTATTTAAATATAAAAATAATGAGTTATTTAAAAAAAATAAGTATTTCAAATGAATTATTTAATGGATTTAATGAAATTATTAATATATATGAATTTTCAAGTTTTAAAGAATTAATTGAATATATAAAAAATAAATTAATATCACATCTAACAATATTAAATTTAAATAATTTAATTGAAAAAGCTAAATTATTAAATTTACATTGTCATGATTATAATTTTTATTCTGAATTATTACATGATACAAATATTAATATAATATATTTATGTGATCATAATTGTATTTCTTAATAAATTAATTATAATTATTTTTTTTATTAAATGATAATAAAATGACTAATGATAATATTATATATTTTATAAGACTTTTTTCTTTAATTATATTAATATTAGTTATAATTTATAATATATTTGATAATAGATTAAAAGATAAAAATATACAAATATTATTAGCAATAATTATTATGTTTATATTTTTATTTATTGATCCATTATCTGGTTTTTTTATTGCTTGTTCTATATTTGTTATATATTATAAATTATATAGTAATAATAATTTTTCACTTATTAATGGCAGATTAATTAAAAATAATAATAATAATAATAATATATTATATAATAATTATATAAGTAATGAACATTTAGTAAAAGCTCAAAATAATATAATATCAGATCCTGATAATGAATTAAATGGATTTGATAATTTATTAGATAAAAAAGAAGTATTAGGTGCACAAGGTTTATCAGAAATAATGAATGGTTATAATGAAAATTACATGGGTGCAGAATTAGATGAATTATAAAAATAACTTTTTATACCAAAATATACCATTAAAGTAAATGCGAAAAATGCTGAAAGCATATCCACACCTAAATTTACACTAAATTGTGTATTATCATACATTTGTTTTTTCATTAATGTATAACTTAAACTTATACATGCATATATTAAAAATACCATACCTATAAAACTTATAAAACTATCCTTAGATTTTGAATAAGTATAATAACCTATACTACCTAATATTATACATAATATACAAATTACTATAAAAAATATTATATTTAAAATATCTTCATTACTATTCATTTATTTTTCTGTAACATATAAAAACTTATTATAATTAATATATATTTTACATAAAGTTCATTATTTATTAAATATTCATTTGATGTAGTATCTAATATATTAGTTATTATAGATGAATTTAATATTAAAATTACAATTATAAACATCATTATTGATAATAATAAAATATTATAATCTATATAATTTTCATCTTTTTTATATATTATTTGTGGTGGAGATGATATATATTGAGGTATTTGTTTAATTTCTGATATATTTTGATTTATTTTTTGAGGTTCTGAAATATTTTTTGACATATTATTTAATAATTCTTTTACTAAAGGATCTTGTAAATCATCAACTTTTTCAGTTTTTTCAATATTAATATCTAAATTATCGATTGATGTTGTCATAATTATAAATTTAATATTTATATTATTTTTAAATATAAATAACAAACACATAAATTATTTATAATTTAATTCATTACCTTTACATTTTATAGGAATAACATTATTTTCATAACAATTATTATTTATATTATATTTCTTTTTATTCTCTTTACGTAAATCAGGTGAAATATATATTATACAATCTTCACATATTGGTTTAAATAACATTGCTATACCAAAACCTAATATTATACTTATTAATAAATTTCCTTGTTTTGTAAATAATAATTTATCAATTATTGTTTCATTAGACATTATTTAAATTTTAATATATATAAATAAAAATATGAATTATAAAATTTTATTAATTGCTGTTATTATTTTATTTATGTTATTATTAGGTTTTGTTATCTATCTATTAATTACTGCTACTGATAAACAAATTAATCTTGAAATATCTACTAATAATGATAATAACAATAATGATAATACTAATGAAGATCCTATTTATCCTATGAGTAATACTGATTTTCAACAATTAGGAACATTATCATCTATGGATGATACTAATACTATTTTACCACTTTTTGGTAAAAAACTATTTAAAGATAGATGGACTTATTATACTACTACTGATGGAGAACAAAATCTTAGAATCGAAATTATTCATAGCGAACGAAATTGCATGAAAGACCAAATTGGATGTGATATGATATACAATGATGATGTTGTTACTATACCTTCATATAATAACAAACAATTTAAAGTCTTTCTTTACAACTATTCAACTCCCTTTTAAGCATATCTATTTCATTATATAAATCTTTAAAACCTTCAATAAATAATCCCGCTAAATTACCATACATTACTCTTAATTTACCATCACATTTCTTTAAAACCGCTTCTGGTAACACTTTTTCTACATCTTGAGCTATTAATCCCGTAAATCTCTTTTCTAAAAATGTATCATTTCTATTAAAAGTATAACCCGTTAAACTATTTATTTTATCTTTTACATCAATTATTTTTTCTAAATCATATTTATAAGATAAATCTGAATCAGTATATATATCGGTTGTCGCATAAATTTGACCTGCAACTGTTAAACTATTTTCATTAATAATTGTATTTATATTAGCATTATCAGTATTACTAAAAAATTCATCATCATCTGGTCCTACAAATAATTTTCTTATATGTATTAAATTTTCAGATGAAATTCTATATCCATTAGTAATACTATTATAACTATTACTATAATTTTTATAATCATCAGTAATATATGATGGTAAATTACTATTACCCAAATAAATATGTCCAGCTGTAAAAAAATCAGCACTACTTAAAGTACTCCATTGAGTTTCTATAATATTATTAGCATTTTGATATATTTTTAAATATTTATTAATTCCACTATCATATTGCGGTAATTTTAGTGTATAAGTGCTTGTTAAATTATCAATACCTAAATTAATAGATTTACTATTTTCATAAATTTTTAAACTTGATTTAACTATTAAACCTTCTTTATCAGTTATACTTTCAAGTTCCTCACTTGACATATTTATACCAATAAAACCAATAAAACCACTACTACTATTATGATTTGTAATATTAATTATTGGAGTTACATTATTATCTAAATATATTTTACTAAAATTATAAATATCTCTAATCTCTAAACTATTTTTTAATATACATGTTTTTTCACTATATAAATTTTCTAATTCTAATTGAAAAATATCTTTTTCACCTATATTTAAATTTATATTTTTTTTAAATTTTATATCAACATCATTATTAAATTCTAAATTTTTATCAATAGTTAAATTATCTATATTTAATGGTTTAAATATTTTTAAACTATCACAATTAAAATTAGTTTTAAATTTAAATTTTAAATCTTTTAATATTATACAATTATTATATTCAGGAATATTATCATAATCCAACTGTTGATATAAATTAATATAAATTTCATTAAATTCAATTTTTACTTTTCTACATTTTTGATTTATGTTAAATAATTGTTTTTCATATGGATCTGAAATATTACATGTTCCTATTAAAATATCATCAATATATAATTTAAATGAACCTAATTTATTTAAACTATATGTATATTCAATTAGTGAATCATAATCATCAATTTTATTTCCAAAATCAACATTATCTTTATAAAAATTATTTTTAAAATCATTTTTAAAATTTAAATAATCTTCTAAATTATCAAGTATTTCAAAACTAATATCTATTAATTCTTCTTCATATAATCTTTCATATTCAAAATAATCAACTTTTCCATCATCTATAACTTGATATTTATAAAAATCTTTTAAGTTATCTTTATCAAAAATTATTCGTTGGTTATCTAAATTACTATAATTTTCATTAATATTATAAGTTAAATCATTTGTTTTACCATTATAAATTATACTATCTGATCCTGTTTCTCTAATTTTATTATCACCAAAACCTAACAATCCTGTAATAAATAAATTAAAATCTTTATAATAATTTAAAAGATAATAATTATTAGTATCAGCATATTGCTTACTAATAACAACTGGTTGTTTAATTTTATAATCATTATTAAAAGTAATAATTTCAATTTTGGTTGTTCCAGTATTTTCATTATTAATACTATCATCTATTTTAGGTTCTATTGAAAATAAATCACATATTTTTGGTTGTAATTCATTATTTTCATCATAAATATTATAATATTGAAAATTATTTAAATTTGAATTCCATTTTAAATTTATTTTAGATTCAAAATCTATTTTTTTAATTGTTATACTATCTATTAAATTTGAACTACATTCAATAATATTATTATTTTCATTAAAATATAATAATCCAGATTTATTAATATTATTTAAATCAATTAAATGTTTTGTAGTTAAATCACCATCATAATAAAATTTAAAATTAAAATTTGAATTATTTACATCCTGCATTTTTCTTATACCAACTATAAATGTTTTACTAAATTCTGAATTTAAAATGTTTGAATGATTATTACCTAAATTAGGTAATGAATTATAGAGAGGATCATCATTTTCAAGATGAATATTAAATAAACTTTTAATTATTTCATATAAATAACTACTTTCATAATCATCTTTTATAGTTTCATCATTTAATAATTTATTACTAATATCCGGATCACTAAAATGTAATTTAATAATATTTTTTAATGTATTTAAAGCTATTGTTTCTCCTGCTCCAGTTGCACCAGATTCATTTTCAACAATTTTATTTAAAATATAACTACTTATATCTGTATTATCAATAAATATATTCTCAGTATTTAATAATTTAAGATTTAAAATTGAATTCTCATTAAAATCTAAATTAAAATTTTCATATTTAACTGTATTATCAAATTCTAATGTAAAATTATCAATTATTAATTTACGTCTTCCTTCTTCAGGAGATATTGCATTTGTTGTTCCATCTAATACTTGAATCTCATTTACAATAATAATAAATTTATCAGTATAAATTTTATTGAATTTGGTAAATTTATTAGATACTTTACCAGATTCAATAGTTATAAGATCATCAATTAATAAATAACAATCATATTTATTAGATGTTTTATTAATTACAGCATATAATTTAAACTTTTTTATAATATAATCTTGTTTACTTGGAATATTAAATTCAATTGATTTTAATGTAATTTTAAAATTGATATCAGTATTAGTTAATTTTTTATTAATTTCAAACATAAAACCAGCATCATTAATTGGTTTATCTGTATCTTCAATAAAATCTTCATTATAAAATGTATAATCATTAAAATGATTTGATGATTCTCTATCAAAAGATGTAAGTGTATTTACATCATAAATATGATTTGTATCTCTATTCCCTTCCATATTATAACGAGTATTAATAGTATAATAAATATTTTTTGCATTATTATCATCAAAAATATTTTGATTTATATTTTGAATAGTATTTGTTATAGTATAATCATCAAATTTACTTTTATAAGTGATTGTATCATTTTTAATAATATAATGATCATCTTTTAAACCTAAAGTAAAACTTGTTGTATTATTTTGTAAATGAATATCAAGTTCATTACCATTATTAGTTAATTTTAATAATTTTTCACTATTAACATTTGAAGCTTCAATATTATATACCATATTATTAAATAATATTATTATTTATTTGTAAATAATTTTTTAATTCTCTATATCCGCCAATAAACTCTTTATCTTTATAAATAAATGGATAAGATTTAATATTATTAATTGTTTTTATATTATTGATTTCTTCTTGAGTAAAAATAGAAGAATCTAATTTATTAAATTCAATAAAATTATTATTTAATAATTCAATTGACATACCACAATAAGTACAATTTTCTTTACCAATAATAGTCCATCCATTAATAATTTTATCCATTATTAATTTAATAATATAATATATTTTTAAATAAATATGAATTGGTTATATTTAACAATAATTAGAACAATATTAGTAGTTATATTAATAATATTAGTAAAAGAAGATAAAAGTAAAAGATTATTATTTCCTTTAATTTCAGCAATATTAGTAGGTATATATTGTTTAATATATTTATTATTATTTGAAAATATAGAAAAAAAAGATTTTAATATTAAAAATATAATTATACATTCATTAATAGTATTTATAGTTTTAAATATTAGTTATTTAGCAATAAAAAAATGTCCAAATCCAGCTTTTTTTAGAGCTTTTGTTGGATTAGAAATAGTTTTATTAATATTATTTGGTATAATATATGATAAATATTATATTAATATTATTAATATAATAGGAAGTTTTTTAATAATTATAGGTTTAATTTTGATTTCATGTTTTTAATTTCAAAAGTTAATTCTTTAATACTTTCAACAATAAAACCAATCATATTACCATATTCAATACCTAATATATTTTCATCATCTTCAACAACAACTTCTGGAATAATTTTTTTAACATCTTGAGCAATTAAACCTGCATGTCTATTTTTAGTAAATTTATTTGTATATAAAACTCCTTGTAGTTTATTAATTTTTTCTAATGAATTTTCAATATTAATAATATCAGTTTTAATTCTTCTATCAGAACCAACCGAATTTCCACTTAAAGTATGTAAAGTTTTATGTGTAATAATTTTATCTTTATTAATATCAAAAATTTTTTCAAATTTATGTGTATATTCTTTTATTTCATTTATATTAAAAGATTTAGTATCCATATTATTATTATTATCATAGTCATAACCAGCTATATCGGGATTTAAATCAACTAATTTATTAAAATCAAGTGTAATATTTGAACTATATTCTTCTATAGCACTTATTCTTGCAATTTGATTTTTTTTTATATCATCAAAATTTTTTTCAAATATAATTAAATCATTTAATTCATAATTACTACTATCTATTTTTTTTATAAAATGTGTAATTATATTATTACTATTTAAATTTTCAATAATTCCATTATTATGAATAATAAAATTTCCAACAATTAAATCATTATTCATATTTATATCTGTATTTTCAGAAATTTCAAATATTGTATTATTTCCATTTTTAATAATAAATTTATCTTCTTCAAATCCAATAGAATTTCGAATATTTGAATTATCAAATATAATAAAATTCGAAGAATAATTTGCTGTTCTTAAAACTAATGTTTTTTCATGATTATAATAATTATCAATTACAACAGATGGTTTTAATTCATAATAATCATGATCATTATCTCTACTATTTAAATAAATAGTGTAATTTAATGCAGTATCATCATCTTGATAAGTTCTTAAATAAAAATTATTATTTTTATGAATTATTTTTTCAAATAATTCTAACTTAATACTATCATTTAATTCAGATATAATATTTGAATAATTAACATTTCCTTTTATTGTTAAATCAGTTACTTCTAAATTTTGAATTTTTAAGTTTCCATTATTATTTAATTTGAATATATTATCATCATTATTATAATATATATCAAAACTATTACTGGTAGTTCTAATATTAAAACTTGAATCTAAATTTTCTAATCTAATATAATTAATATTACTATTAGAAAGAATATTTTTTATATTAAGAATACCTTGATTATTATTATTTGTATTTTGAATATTAAAAGTATAATTATTATTATTATAATTATTTATAGAAATATTATCATAATTTCTATTAATATTAAAAATATTACTACCTATATAAAAATTATCATTATTAGCTATAATTTCCCAATCATATAAAAGAATTTTATGAATATTATATTCTGTATTTTTTAAATATAATAAAGTCGAATTTTTATCTTCTAAATGTAAAAGAGGTTTATCTGTAGTTTTATCAGTACAATCTCCAAGCTTAAAATAATTAATTTTACTATTATTATCATTATAAAATTTAAAAAAAACGTCTTCATTAAATTTAAAATTTAAATTTAAAATATCATCAGAATTTTTTTCAAATTTAATATCAAATTTATCATCTGATACAGTTTTTGAAGTATTATTATATTTATATAAAGATAATCTTAAATATGATTTAGGTAATTCATCTATATTAGTATAAATACTTCTAAGATCAAGAGTAGGTTCTAAATCTTTATAAGATTGTGAATCAGATTTATTTTGTAATATTATACATTTTGCATCAAATACATTCGGATCATTTATACTACCACTTAAAAAATCTAAATAATTTAAATTTTTATTTCCAATTATAAAAGAACCATCTTCATCAATAAGATTATATTCTGCATGTGCAATTATAGCAATATCTCTTTGATTTGTTTGAAAAGATATAAGATTACAATTTCTATCACTATAATATTTATTAACACTGTTAAAATCTAAATTACATGTAATACTAATACCGTTCATTTTAATATCACCAGATATGTCTAAATAAATATTACATCCATTTCTAATATGAATATTACCATTTACATCTAAATTTTTATTGATAATAATTTTATTATTATTAAATTTAATAAAATCATCTTTAATATTATTATTGTTTTTATAACCTATTTTGAATTCATCATTATAACTATTATGAATATACCATCCTTCATAATTACTATATCCAATCTGAGGATTGTAAGAACTTATATTAGTAAATTCTAAACCAGTATATATACAATTAGCATTATTAGTATCTTGATGTCCTAATGTGTCTGTTCTAAAAAGTCTAATAATAGTATTATTATTAGCTCCTGCAAATGAATTTTTAATATGCATTGCTGCATCATTAATTGGATAATTAATTTGACCTTTATTAGTAATAGATGAATGACCAATTGTTAAATTTGCCGGTTCATTTATATACATGTAATTTTCATCTTTATTTTTCTTTATAGCTACTAAATTATTATAATCATGACTTACTGTATCTTTAATTTTAATATTTTTGACTGTAATTTCAGATTGATTTAAATTAAATTCTTTTATATTTTCAAAATCAATAATATTAGTATTATTATTTTTAATTTTAATTTTGTTATTATATTCTATTAAATTAATAACTGGGCAATTTGGTCTATCTATATAAGAAGTATATAATTTATCTGTAAAACGTATTGATCCAATTACATCTAATTTATGAAGAGGATTTGATGTATTAATACCAACTCTACCAAGGTCTGCTTTTAAATATAATGTATTTTTATTACCAGGTTTAAAAATTATATTATCTTCATTTGTAACATGCTTAGTTGATATTATAAAATCAATATTTGAATTATTTTGTTTATGTCCAATATAACCATAATGATTATTATTAATAAATTTAATTTGTTCTTTATTTTCATCTTTTATTACTAATCTATGTGTTTTATCAGATTGATCAATATCTTGACCAATTGACATTTTATAATTAAATGTTACTTGATCACCACTATAATTTGGTTTATGGTCTATTGTATAACTTAATATTGCATCATTTATATTATTACTTTGTATAGTTGTATATGATGATAAAATTGATAAATATAATCTATATTTAATATCATAATTAGTATTATTATTAAAATCTATATTATCTATTACGTTTGTTAATAATAAATTTATATTACATGCATTATAATGTGATGTAATACTTTCTTGTCTGTTTATTAAAAATCTATAAATTTCTAAACTAATATAATTTATATTATAAATATTTGATGAATAAATATTAATATCATTTATATCATTATTTCTTCTATTATTATCAATTAATTTATTTAAATTATTTTCATTATTATTAAATTTATTTCTAATATATTCATTATTATAAAATGTTATATTACTATTTAATAATGAGTATAATTCAACTTTAATTTGATTTATATCAATATTAGATATATTATGATTTAATTTAAAACTATTAATATCAATATTTGAATATAAAATATAATTAGTAATTTTATTATTAAATTCTGTTAATTGTATATCATTATATATATTATGATATATATGAATAATTTCATTTAATGAAGTTATACCCAATGATACAAAATTGTCATAAAAGGATTTTAAATTATCTATAGAATATTGTTCATTATACATATAAATATTTGAAGCAAAATTATCAGCATTATTAAATATATAAAAATCATTAATATCACTTCCATAATATTTTGAATCATCATAATCAATTAAACTTTGTTGAACATTATCATAATTACTTAAATGGTTTATAATATCACTTATTAAATCTGAATTTGTATAATATATAATATTTCTTTCAATAATATTAGAAACATTATTATGATTAAATATATTTAAAGAAATATTAGAGAAATCAAAATTACTATTTAAATGATTATAATAAGTATTAATTCCATTATTTTCAATATGCGTATTTAAGTTAGATCTAATATCAGAAAAACGATATTTATATTCTAAAAAATTATATTGATCATATATATTTGAATTTTTATTGATAATACCATGTAAATCTGTATCAATTATAAAACCATTCCTTAATTTTAATTTAATTTTGTTTTCAATAATATTTGAATTATATATATAATTCTTAAAATTATTTACAGTAGTATAAATATTACTGTATTTATAATCAATTACAAATGTTTTTAAAGAATTATTAATATTTATATTTGAACCATTTAATGATAAACTTTCAATATTTATTGAATTTGCATTAATTGTATTAACAACCTCTAAATTTGTTGTTTCAATATCATTTGTATTAATATTATCAGATATGATTTCAGATGATTTTAATTTATTAGTTTTTAATAAATTACTAATATTTAAATCATTATTAAATGTATAATTTCCATTAAAAGTTCCTCCCTTCATCCATTTAGGATGAAGGGAATCAGTATTTTGTTTTAAATATATACTATCTAAATTACAAAAATTGTTGCCTGTATAAATTTGTTTAATATAAGCAGAACCATTTACATTTAATTTAATATTACTGATATTTTCATTAAAGTTATTATCATTAATATGTACACAATTACTTGTATCAATAATCATTGATGGATTATAATTATCAATTTTCTTATCATAATAATTTTGAATATTACTTTTTCTTTTAGATATATGAAATTCAAGTTGTTTATTTAATGTAGTATGAATAATAGCAGGTGAATCTTCTCTTGTTCCTAATATACCAATATCAATTGATGATTGAATCCTATGATAAGAATCGTCTTCTAAAATAGGACTATTATAATCATTTTTAATTGAAAATTGTAATCTATTAATATTATTTGAAATTCTATTTATATTTAAATAATTTTTATTAAATTGACTTGCATGTACATTAGCAATATTAATTTTATATTGTGTATTATAATTTTGATTATTAATATTTGTAAATGGATTATGAATATTACTATAATTTTCAATAAATTTGCTAATATTACTATTAATATCAAAAATATTGGAATTATAAAAACTTAAATTTTCACAAAAAACAGTACCAGCTATTTTGATATTACCATCAACATAAAATTTAGTACTGTCAATTAAATTAGCATTAACATTATTAAAATTTGTATTAATAGCTATACCATTATCATTACCAATTAATATAAAATTTGCATTATCATTATCTCCTTTTTGATTGTAAAGTAATGTTTGATTTGTAATATTAATATCATCACTAATATCAGGTGCATCAACAAGTAAATAGTCAATTTGAAATTTTTGAAATTGAATGTTATTTATATTTCTTGTAACTAAAGTAGTTGTCATATCTTATTTAAGAAATATGTAAAAATAAGTTTTAATATATAATTAAGAAATTATTTAAGGTAACATATATTTATCATTTCTAAAATTATAAGGAACTGTTATAATATTTTTAAATAAATAATTATAATTATTTTTAAATTGAATAATAAAAGTAGTAAGTTGATTATATTGTTTAGTATTTAAATTTAATATATATATTGAATATAAATTTTCTAAAATATAAATATAAATATTATATAAATAATCAATATTATTATAATTATTATTAATTAATTTATTAAATAAATTAATATATTTATTAATAATATGATATCTTTGTATATCTAATTTTTTGATAAAATATAAATATTTTGTTTTTTTATTTTTAAGTTTAGGTTTATTATAATAAAATTGAATAAATATAATAAACAATATTAAAAGAATTAGAAGTGTATTAATATTTAATAAAGATAATATATAATATAATATAGCAAATATAATAATAATATCATACATATTTATTTATTATATAATATCTATTATATATAATATAAATAATATAAATATTAGTAATATTCCTAAATGTATTCTATATTGTTCATTAAAAAGGATTTGTGATAATTTAGTAAAAAATGTTTTATCATAATTATTATTATTTTGTATTAAATTGCCAATTTCATCAATAATTTTAATAAGATATTCTATAAATTTTTTATATTCAGTTTCCATCATTTTTAGTTTAAATAAATATAATTTTAAATAATATCCATCATATCTATTGTTGAGATGAAATGTCTTCTACAACAATATCTATTACATCCTAATTTATTAAGTAAATTTTCTTCAATTTTCTCATCATTATCTTTATTTTTTTGAATTTCATTGATATAATAATTATATTTATCTGCTAATATTTTATTACAAGAAAAACATCTAATAGGAATAATCATATTTTATTTAATATTATATAAGTAAATAAATTCATTTTTTAAATGTATTTAAATTATAAATATGAGTAATAATCAACAATTTTTAAGAAATTTAAATGATTTGAATAAAAAAGTTCAACAAATCCAAGAAACATTATCATTATCTGGTGTAAATGTAAAACAAGATGATACTTCTTTAAAACAAATTGAAGATAAATTATCAAAGAGATTAATAGATGAAATAAATAAAGTAAGAAATGAAAATAAAGTGTTAAAAGATGAATTAGAAAGAATAAAAAAATCATTTGAACCAAAATTATCAAATTTAGAAAAAGAAATAAATGTGATAAAACAGGCAAAACCAAATGGTGGATCAGGTTTAGAGGCAAAAGTAGTAAATTTAGAAAAGGAAATAAATGTTATAAAACAGGCAAAACCAAATGGTGGATCAGGTTTAGAGGCAAAAATAGTAAATTTAGAAAAGGAAATAAATGTGATAAAACAGGCAAACCCAATTGTAAATGGTGGATCAGGTTTAGAGGCAAAAGTAGTAAATTTAGAAAAAGAAATAAATGTGATAAAACAGGCAAAACCAGCAATAAATTCTGATTTAGAAAAATTAAAAAATATTGAAAATGAATTTAATAAATTAAAACCAAATATTCCGGGACCAAATCAATTTGTAACTTTACAAAATGAATTTAATAAATTGAAATCTAATATTCCAGGACCAAATCAATTTGTAACTTTACAAAAAGAATTTAATCAATTAAAACCTAATATTCCAGGACCAAATCAATTTGTAAATTTACAAAAAGAATTTAATCAATTAAAACCTAATATAACTAAAATACCAGAATTAGAAAAAAAATTATCTAATACATCCAATGATCCAACATTAAGAATAGATATTGATGAATTGAAAAAAAATCAAAAAAATGTAGATGAAATAGATAATGTAATAAAAAATAATTTTAGTACAACAAATATAAAATTTGAGGAAGTAAATAAAGCAGTATTAAGTTTAGATGATAATTTAAAAGAATTTAATAAAATAAAAGCTGATGTTGAAGAATTAAAAAAAAAATAATTAAGTTTGATTAAATTGATAAATATTAATACAATTATTTAAAATTTCAGAATCATAACCTAAATATCCATTATCTTTTTTTAAAAAATCAAAAGCTTCTTCAAAATAATCTTTAGCTTGAGAATATTTATTATTTTTATAATATATAATACCCATTATATGTGAAACATCAGGACTATTAAAATGTTTAATTTTGTTAAATAATGGTTTAATAATATTAATATCGGTATTATTATCATTAACAAGTTTAGCAATTTTAATAAAATCTGGATTAAAAATTAAAACATTATTTTTATTAAATGATGATGAAAATATACCAATTTTAGATCCTTCTAAAAAAAGATATTTATTAATAATTCCAATTTTAATTTTATTATCATAGATAAATTTAGACATCATTATTTTCATAGAAAATGAATAAATTTGAGTATAATTATATAATTTAGCAGCAATATCTTTTTTAATAATATAACTTGCTTTAGATGGTAAAATATTAGTATTTAAATCAAAAACCTGTATATCAGAATTTTCATCATGATTAGATGTAAATCCAGTTAAAATAATATCCCAATTATTAATAAAATTATTAATATTATTTTTAAAATTTTTAATATTATTTAAATAATCGTTTGAAATAATAGAATCATCTTCTAAAATTAATGCATAATCTATATTATTATCCATAATTTTTTTATAAATATATCTATGTTTTTCAATATTTGATACCATATCTTTATTAATAAAACTAATATTTCTATCAAATTCTTCAATATTAGTTTTTATTAAATTAGTAGATTTTTTTAATTTATCATTATCAATATTAAAATCAAAATCAATAATTTCAATATCAAAATCAAGTTCTTTTAATTTATATATAGTAGTATCTAAATATTTTTTTCTATTAATAAGTTTTTTATTATGAATAATAAAAGTTTTCATTTTATTTATATAAAAAAATGAAACTTTTATATAAATACTATTAATGTTAGAATTTTGCGAATTATGTAATAATTTATTATATATAAGAATATTTAATAATAAATATGAAAAATTATGTAAAAATTGTGAAACATCAATATTTGAAACAAACATAAGTAAAAAAATATCAGAAAAAAATTATACTGATAATGAATTATTATATAAAAGATATCATGCAGAATATAATATAAAAAAATTAGATAATGGGAAAGAAATAAAAATTCCAATAAATAAATTATTAATAAATGATCCAACTTTAATTAGAATAATTGATCATAATTTAAAAGCACCAAATGGTTATGAACATAATGCAACAGATGCAGTTTGTTATTTAAAACAAATAGATCAAACATCAATATGGATATCAACAAAAACTGGTGAAATATGGAGAAATCAAGATATAAAAAAATGATTATATATTATACATATAAAAGTATATGACTACTTTACAAAAAAATATTGAATTTGAAGATATAACAATAATAAAAGAAAAAACAGAAAATGATATAGAAAAATTAGATATAGCATCAAGATTATTAACAAAATATGAATTTACATGTTTAATAGGTTTAAGAACAAGTGATTTATCTAATAATTCTCCAAGTTTTATTGAATTAAATAAGAATATTATAACAAATAATATGAATTATAGAAAAATAGCAATTGAAGAATTAAAACAAAGAAAATTATATTATACAATAGTTCGTCGATTGATAAATAAAAATATTTATATAAGTGTATCAGATGAAAGATTAGATTTAACAGCTGTAGAAGAATTAATGGAATAATAAATGCATATATGTAAATTTTTCAAAAGATTGTTTTGATATAATAGTGTGTTTTTTTTCTCTTAATTTATTAATTTCAATAAAATTATCACAATTATACTTATCATTAATAAAACTTATATGTGCTTCAGTAACTAAATCATTATTAATTATATAATTATATATTGAACTACCACCTATATAATAACTATTATTATTATATTTTTTTAATACATTTTCAATATTATCATATATTTTTATATTAGGATAATTTTCAATCATATTAGTTTTATTATTTTTAGTTAAAACAATATTAGTTCTATTAATTAAAGGTTTTTTAGGTAATGACATCCATGTATTATATCCCATAATAATATTAGAATTATTTGTAATAATTTTAAATAAATTTAAATCTTCTTTAATATTCCATGGTATTTTATCTTTATAAGAAATACCACCTTCTAATGTACATGCAAGAATGATATTAACCATATTTTATTTTTTAAACATATTATATATAATAAATATGTTATATTTATATATATTATTAATATTAATATTAATATTAATAATTATATTATATAATTATGTTAATTTTTTAAATAATAATTATATTAATAATTTTTTAAAAAATGATAATGATAATTATATTCATAATATGTCTATATATGATATAAGAGCAAGAAATAAAATTTCTAAAAAAGATTATAAAGATAAAATTATTAATTTAACATATAAATTAAATTTATTAGAAAATATTAAAATTATATTTTTATGTATTAAAGTTGATATATTTTTTTATAATTTAAAAAGTAATTATTTACCAAAAAATCATAATATTAATAAAATAAAATGGAATTTATGTTTTATGAAAAATAATTTATATGAAGAAGGATTACCTCATACAAGAGAAAATATTATATTTTTACCAAAATATTTATTAAATGTTGATAATAATATATTAATAAAAATATTAATTCATGAAAAAATACATATATATCAAAGATTTAATAATAATAAAATAACAAAACATTTAAAAAAAATGGGTTATAATAAATATAAAAAAAGAAAAAATATAAAATTAATAAGATCAAATCCAGATTTAGATAATTATATTTATATAGATAATAAAAATAACTTAATGTATTATGAATATAAAACAGATTTTCCTATAAATATAAATGATATTAAAAAAAATAATTTATATGAACATCCTTATGAAATGATTTCTTATATAATAGAAAAAGAATGGTAAATGATTTAAATCAAAAACATCAAATTATATTAAAACAATATGGAAAAAATGAATTATCAAAAAATGAAATGAGATATAAAAGCTTTTTTACATTAAATCCAATATTTTTAAAAAATTTTAATAATATTAATGATAATAAATATTATAAAAATAATTATTCTGCAGCAAATTTTGATGATTTTATATATATATATAAAGATGACCTTTATAATAAAATTAATAAAATAAAATGAGTAAATATATTTTAGAATTAAAAACATTTCAAGCAACTACTTTTAAACAAGTAATTGATGCTTTAAAAGAAATATTAATGGATGTTAATTTTGAATTTGATGAAACTGGATTAAAAATTATGGCTATGGATACAAGTCATATTGTTCTTATATTTGCTAAAATGGAAGCTGATAAATTTGAAGAATATAAATGTAATTCTAAAAAAGGTAAAGTTTATGTTGGATTAAATATGTTTAAATTACATGCTATTATTAAAACTATTACTAATAATGATACATTAACTTTATTTATTGAAGAAGATGATCCTAATAAATTAGGTATTAAAATTGAAAATTCTGAAAAAAATTATAAAACAACATATAAATTATTTATGTTAGATATTGATATTTTAAATGTTAATATCCCACCTGTTGATTTTCATACAATTATTACAATGCCTACTATATATTTTCAAAAAATTATTAGAGATATGCACAATATAGCAGAAACAATTGAAATTAGAAGTATTGATAAATATTTACAATTAAGTTGTAAAGGTGAATTTTGCACACAAGAAACAATAATTGGTGTTGATAATAATTATTCAGTTAATATAAAAAAAAATGAAACTAATAATATTGATGATATTATACAAGGTATTTTTAATTTAAAATATATTGCTATTTTTACTAAATGTACAAATTTATGTCAAAATGTAGAAATATATTTAAAACAAGAATATCCTTTAATATTATCTTATGATATTGCTAATTTAGGAACAATTAAATTAGCATTAAGTCCTGAAATTAATAATACTTAAAAATTATTATATTCATTTGACATTAAATTATATATTCTTTTCTTATAATCATCTATAGTTTCATCTTTTATTTTTTTTTCTAAATTTAATATTTTAACATCAATATTACAATTTCCATCTAATATCATTTTTGAAAAACTATGAATCGGATTTTCACCTTTATACCAATAAAAAGTTGGATTTATTTTATAATTTTTATATTTTATTATTATTGGTAATATATCTAAACCATCCTTAAATGCACCTGATTTAAAATTTGCTATATTTTTATTTGGTTCTATTGGATCCATTCCATCTGGAAATATTACTAATATATTATCATTATCATTATTTATTACATATTCTTTTATTTTATCAGAATTACCTTTATTTTTTTTATTTATTATTATTGAACCTAACTTATCATTTATAAATTTTGATCCAGGTATTGATAAACCATTAATATCTGCTAAAAAACATACATTTCCAAATATTGCTGTTAATACTATTCCATCAAATAAAGATATATGATTACATACTATTAAATAATCCTTTTTTTTTATTTTATTATAATTTTCAATATTTATTATATTTAATGATTTAAATCTTAATGTTCTTATAAATATTTTTGAAAAAAATCTATTTATTATTGATATATATTGTTTTGGTGTTATTATTATAAATAATATATATATTAAATATATTAATATTGCTAAAACTAAAAAAAATATAAACATATAATCCATCATATTAAAATAATTAATTAAAATGTTTTTTATATAAAATACTTGAATATTTTGAAACAAAAAAATTATAATTTTTTATATCGGCTAATTCATTTTCTTTTAACCATATACGTAAAATATTTGCATTCTTTTTTACTGTTATTGATATTCCATTTATATTATTATTATATTTTTCTTCATTACCTAATTTATCATTTATATAATTATAAAATAATTTAAACCACTTTTCATCTACTTCATCACTATTTACTTTATATGAATAACATCCACCTTTTATATTAAATTCATCTTCCCATCTTGGAGATATATGCTCCCTAAAAATAAAAAACATACCTTTATACCATAAATCTTTAAATCCTTCAAAAATTTCTATAAATTTTTCATTTGAACTTATTGTTGTTATAAAAATATAATTTTTTATATCCCAATCAGAATTATTATCATGAAAATATAATGACCATATATCATTTAAAAATAAATTTTCTGAACTTGTCATTATATTTATATATTTATATTTTTATTTTTATATATTACTTTTTACTTTTTCTATTATATTATTTTTTTTTTTTAAAAAACCTATTATTTGTAATAAAGAATCACATAAATCATCTTGTTTTAATTTATATTCATTCATTATTTCCTCCAATTTTAAATCATTTTTTATTAATTCTTTACATAATTCTATTGATTTTTTTTTATTATTTCTATATTGTTGATTTTTATTACAAGTCTTATCCATTTCTATACCTTCCAATTTTATTGATGCACTTACTTGTATTATTTCTTTAACATAATTATCATAATATTTTAAATTATAAAAATAACCATATAATAATATTTGAGTTGTTTTCATTATACCTTTACTTGGTTGATTTTCTAATAAAATATAATCTATTTTATCATTTGTAATATCTTTTAATTTACCTATTATATCATCCATTCTTATATAAATTATTTCACATAAATTATTTGTATTTATATTCTTTTTTACTTTATCAAATAATTTTATTACTTCCCATATTAATATTGTTTCATCTTGTAATATTGTTAATCCTAAATTTACTATACCTATATCAAATGAAATTATTAACATTATTTTTTTTTTATATTATTTTTTTATATACATATTTTATTTGCGTTATATATAAAAGTGTAATATTATACTTAATATACAAAATGGAATTTGAAATTGATAATAATTTTAATAATGATTTTGAATTTAAAATACCAAATAAAAAAATTAATTTTATTGATGATAACATCTTATTCAATAAATCTAAAATTTCGAGTGATGTTTTAAGTATGGGTAGTAGTTCAAGTGATAATATGAGCAATATTAGTGATGATGATGATAATATTGATAATGATACTAATTCTGAAAATTCTATTAAAATTAATAATATTAATAATAATAATAATTATAATGAAAGATCATATAATAAAAGAGATGAAAATATTGAAAAAAAAGAAATTTTATATCAATTTGATAGATTAAAATCTAAAGGTGTTAAAGTTCCTTATGAATTTAATATGAATAGTGATATTAATGAAATGCGAAATTCATATGAAAGAATTAAAAGAGAAAAATCTATTGATTCATCTATTAGATTTCAAAGAAAAATGATGATGGGATTTGTTACTGGTTTTGAATTTCTTAATAATAGATATGACCCTTTTTCTGTTGAATTAAATGGATGGAGTGAACAAGTTCATGAAACTATTGATGATTATGATGATATTTTTGAAGAATTACATGAAAAATATCAAGCAACCGGATCTGATATGGCACCTGAATTAAGATTATTAATCTCATTAGGAGGTAGCGCATTTATGTTCCATTTAACTAAACGAATGTTTAGTAATACTAAATTACCTAATGTTGAAGAAGTATTACAAAAAAATCCAGATTTAATGAAAAAATTTCAAGAAGCATCCGCTATGGAATATATGAATGGTTATAGACCACAAACACAAGAAACCAGAAATAATAATCCTACCACATCTACTGGTGATATATTTAGTATGGTTTCTGGACTATTCAATAATAACAATAATACTAATAATGATATTGATAATATTATCAATAATGTTCATTCACAAATTAATATTAATCCCAAAAATGATGACAATATGATGGAAACTTTAACAGTTACCGATGATGAAATTACTTCTTTAATTGAAGATAATATTGATATTACACTTTCTAATCAAAAAAAACCTAAAAAAAATAAAAAAAATAACGATAAACGAATATTAACACTTTAAATTACTTCTTTAAATTATTATTCATCTTTTTAAATGCCGATTTTGATGTCTTATAAACATTATTTATAGATTTTGACATGCTTTTTGGAGAATTCTTTAAATTTGATATTGGATCACTTAATACACTTTTTATTCCTTTTTTTGTATTTGATAAATTATCTAATACACTTGCTGAACAATTTGATAAAACTGGTAGTAACATTGCATTCAAAAATACTATTATTATCAAAAATAATTCTATTATCGAACCCCACATTATAAATTCTCTTCTCATATCTTCTGAACATTTACATTTCTCATTTATCAAATATCTTGTATAATTTACTGTATAATAAAAATAAAATCCTATTGTTATCAAAAATATTAATTCTACTACTAAATATAACATTGTTACACTACTATTCATCTTTATTGATCCTGGATTTACTAATAATGTTATTATATAATATACAAATGCAAATAAACTAAAATTTTTTATAAATTTTCTATTCTCATGTTCAGAACATTCACAACCAGTCTTTTCTAATTTTTCTATATATAAATAAGTTGTAATTAAAAGTATTGCTACTAATAATTTTATAACTAAAATACCTAAAAATTCTTTATTCATATTTTTATTTTAAAATAAGATATTTTATTTTACCTATTTTTTGGATCTACATATTTTATATCCAAAAATTTAAATATATCACTTTCATTTTTTATATCTACTATTTCATTATTTTCTATATTTAATAATTTATGCTCATTTAACCTATAACCTTTCTCTTTTGCCTTATTTCTCATCATTATATTATGTTCTTTTGAACCTGTAAAATATAATTGAGCTAACGGATATTCTTTATTATTTGTTACCATTATATCTATCCTTCTTGCTACATCTTTTTCACTTAATTTTACTATACCCATGAATTTTATATCTTTACATGCTAATACTTCCAATATATATCCTTTCTTTATACCACTTTTTACTATATCTTTTAATACATTTTCATCTGAATTTACTAATATATCTATATCACCACTATCACGTTTCATTCTTCTATAACTTCCTACTATCGAATAATCATTTATTCCATTTATTTCTTTTAATATATTCTTTATTATATTATCATGAACACTCATCTCTTCATATGGAATTCTTTTATCCAAATCTTCATAATATTTTATACCTATTTTTTGCTTATCATTTAATAAATCTAAATTTTCTTTTAATTCTTCTATCCTTAATATTCCTTTATCATTCAATTGTTTCTGTTTTGCTGGACCTATACCATATATTTTTGTTAAATCTTCTGACATTTTTTCTGGAATTTTCATTTCTAACACTTTTTCTATTTTTTCTTTTATACCTTTACCAATACCTTCCACATTTTCTACATCTTTTATTGTATATACCTCTTTACCCCTTAAATTTTTTATTGCTTTTAAATAAGCATTCCTCTTAAATATTACTTTCTCATTATTTAAATATTCTGTCAATTTATCTATTATTGGTTTATTATAATTATCCATTTTTTCTCGAATTTTCATTTCTAACACTTTTTCTATTTTTTCTTTTATACCTTTACCAATACCTTCCACATTTTCTACATCTTTTTTTTTTTATA